TTATTTAGACTTCAACTTACAAGCATATCAAGAACGACTAGGACTAGTTAATTTCTTAGACGCTCAAGGATTATTAGCTAAATGCCCACCTTCTGAATTAGATAAAGTTGCAAACTATTTATTATATGCAGAAGATGTAGATGCGGAAGTTGAATTAAAAGAAGGTAGTAAAAAGAAAGTAAGCTACGAATCATTAATTGAAACAACATTGGGAGAGTCAACAGTACAAAAAAGTGAAGAGATTTCTATTTACCGTGTACCTAGACCTACAATTGACAGAGAAAAAGACGCTGACATACCATATATGAAAGATTTATGGGAAGCAATTGATTTAATTTCAGAACAATACCAATACTGCCGTGAAGTATTAGAGGGTAAAAGAGATATGGACCCAAACAGGAAACTAATTCCTACATATCAAACTAAATATTTCTTAAGGGAATGGATGATAGATTTAAGAAGAGAACAATTCTTACTTAAAGATAGTTATAGACCTCCTGTAGGAAGTGCACCTAGTTTTCCATCTCATGTTGATAGACCTGATTATATAGGTATGAGAATAGGTAACAATGTATTGTGTGATTATGAGATGCAAGTTGATTATGGAAACTGGCAACACATTCATGCAATGTTAAAATATTACAACGGCATGAAAGCTAAAACAGATGGGCAACCATTACATCCATGGTGGGAAATGTATAATTTCTTAGATGAGCTTATCGGAAGAACAAGATTGTCCGATGAACATAGATTGATTCTGGAATCTAAGATATCTCATGTATCCAATGAACAAATAGTAAGAGAATTAGAAGCCTTAGGTGGAAAGACATATAGTATCAATTATATTAGTACTATATGGAAACAACACATTACTAAGCAAATCGCTAAACAAGCCTACTTATGGTGGGAAGAGAAAACACATCAACCTGATGGAACAATGGAGAATATGACTAAATGGCGTGTGTGCCCTCAATGTGGACGTCAGTTATATGCTCATGAATTAAACTTTGGTAAATATCAAAATGGAGACTTTAAAGAACTTTGTAAAGACTGCGTATACGAAAATAAAAAAGCCAAAGACAGAAGACGTGAGGAACGTAATGCTAGAAAGGCTACTCCAAGAACACGTAAAAAATAATGATATAGTAATTCCTTATGAATATCTAGCAAAACTAGAGATAGATATAAAAGGAGTTACTATACCTATAGAAACCTTTATGGAGTTAAAGGTTAAACAGATTATTGATGAAATAATGGAGGGCAAAGAAAATGAATGAACAATATAGAATTTGTCCTGAATGCGGCAAGCAACATACCAGAGATATGTTCTTACCTGTTTCCAATTCATCATTCTATGGTATAGATGGAACAAGCTATACCTGTATAGAATGCGTCGCATCTAAGATAGACCGTCATGATTTAGGGTCTATTGATAAAATGTGTCAATTTCTTGATTTACCATTTGATGCCGATAAATGGCTTGAGATGGAAAAACGATACGAGAAGTTGGGACCATTGCTTATTGACTATTGTCAAGAAATGACAAATGGAAAATATGCTGATAATGACTGGTTTGAATACAATAAGATGTGGGAAAAGTGTAGAGAGTATAATGGAGTGCTTGATAAGTTAACAGCTATGCATTCGGATTTATTAATGTTCTTACGTAAAAAGTGGGGACATATAGATGGCTTTACTTTAGAGGAATATATGAGAATGGAAGAGTATGAACGTCATACATTGAGCCATTATCCTTTTAAAGATGAAGCTAGACGTGATATGGTGCGTAAGCTTGCGAAGTTATCGGCTATATCAGACCATTGTATTGCAAATGGAGATAATAAAGAAGCTACAACAGTATTACAGAGTTATAATACCTTAATGAAGGAATTAGGTATTAGTACTCAAACTGCAAGTAATGAGAATACTATTGAAAGTTTATCTGAGTTAGTTGCATACTTAGAAAAAACAGGCTTCTTATTAAATTACAAGATTACCGAAAATCGAGATGTTGTTGATAAAACAATAGAGAATATGCAACAGTATGTACGTCGTTTATTTACTGACTCTAGTGAAACAGTTAACGAAATGTATAACTCTAAGATACTAAGTCAAGACGGCGGAACTGATATTACAGACGAAGACATAGAGAATTTATATGCAGCCTCTGAAGAAGATGGAGTTGATTATGAAGACCCTATGGATGAAAAAGAATTAGAAAATATGTTCCTACAGGTAGAAAATGAATTCAAATAGTGTCGAGCAAATGCTTGATGAATACTACAATACCTTTTTGGAAAGAAATGATATGTCGCAAATCGTAATCACACCCGATTATGTAGAACAACATAGAGACATGATGGAAAAGATGGTAACGTTGTTTACCTTATATCCAGATTATTTAGTTGATGCTGTAACTCCTGGGGATTCTTACTTCAAGTTATATTTCTATCAAAGATTGTTCTTAAGGGTGTGTATGAGATTTAGAGAGGTTTCAGGAACATTCCCTCGTGCGTATTCTAAATCATTCCTAGATTTCCTTGCAATGAATGTGCGAGGAATCATGCAACCAAGAAGTAAAGGGTTTACTTGTGCGGATACGAAAAAACAAGCGGCCCAAATCGTAGAAGAAAAAACAAATGAAATATATCGTATGTTTCCTTTCCTAGTTAACGAATTGAAGATTAGTGATATAGACAAGATTAAAAAGAAATATGGAAATATGGGTTCAGATTATGCCGAACTTAAATTCCGTAACGATAGTCAAATCGATATTGTTAATACCGGAAATGCAGGACGTGGTGGACGTAGACACTGGGGTACTCTTGAAGAGTTCGCTATGATGGACGGGGATGCAGTTAACGAAGTAGTTATTCCATTAATGAACGTTGACCGTAGAACTGTAGCAGGATTATTAAATCCTACTGAACCACACGCTGCACAAACAATGATTACTACTGCAGGGTATAAAGGAACATACGCGCATGACAGAACATTAGAGTGTTTAGTTAATATGGCAATTGAGCCAGACAAAGCATTCTGTTTTGGGGGAGATTACCGTATCCCAGTAATGCACGGATTATTATCTGTAGATAAAGTTAAGGATAAATTACAAGCTTCTTCATATAAACTTGAATCATTCTTACGTGAGTATATGTCAGTATGGACTGGTGGTAGTGAAGACAGTTATTATTCTTATACACAAATCGGTAAATGTAGAACTTTAGTAAGACCAGAGTTTAAGAGACAAGAAGGATTCAAGGGATTCTATGTATGTGCAGTCGACGTTGCGAGATTTGAAGGCGACCAGACTGTAGCAATGATACTTAAGGTTTACACAGAAGGTGAGCGTTATAAAATGCACCTAGTAAATATTAAAATCTTAAATGGAACCCACTTTAAAGACCAATCAGCTATGATAAAACAACTTGACCTAGATTATAATTTTAAAGCAATCGTACTCGATATTAATGGTAACGGTGCCGGTTTAGCGGATTATCTAATAGATGAACAAGAACATAACGGAGTATATTACGAACCTTACGGTTTTTTAAACAAAACTAAGTATTCTAACACAGAAAAACGCAATAATCGAAGAAAATTGTTCGGAATTGAAGCAAATCGTTCATTAAATAGCGAAATTTATACAAATGCACATATCATTTTGAGTTTAAAACGAGTTTCCCTACTATTAAATGAGCGACAAGCGCGTAGATATTTTAGTCAATATAAAACTTGGAATAAACTTAATCCAGTGCGACAAGCCAATAAGTTAATTCCTTATGCACAGACAACTAAACTTCAAGACCAATTGGCTAACTTAAAGGCTAACCTTGATACTAACAGTACAATCGTACTACAACGTATAAATAGCCATACACGAAAGGACTTGGTGTCAGCTTTTGTATATGGATTATATTATATCAATTTAGTTGAAGAGGAAGAAAGGAAGAAAAATAATCGCGACTGGAGTAAGGCTCAATTTAGTTTTTTAAACTAGGAGGTGAAAAAGTTCTATGGAAGAAAGAAAACTTACTATGTATTCTAAAGACCATCTAAACGAATTTAGAAAGTCAATTCAAAACATGGGTACAATGGTTGGTAACGGAACTATAGAAATTCCTTTAGATGCATCTGCTACTAACAAGGGAAGAAGGATGTTAGATAGATTAAAACCAGATGATGTTTTAAAGACTTCTATGTCTGATGTTAAAGCATGGAGAAAATATTCTCGTGTTTACTTTGCTAATCCATTATATAGACGTATCCTTGAATACTTTGCCTATACATATTATAATAATTATATTGTAAGTCCTATCTTTGAAGAAGGTAAAAAACCTAATAAAAAGAAAATGATGAAAGATTATAACGCAATATTAAGAACACTAGATGAAGATATACAAGTTGAAACTTTTACTAACAGAGTGTTACTTGATTTATTGATTGAGGGTGAATCTTTCTATTTCTGTGAAGAATATAAAAAGGGTGCCAATTCGTATTATAAAACAATTAAACTACCAACAGATTATTGTACTATTATAGGAACAGCTGGAACGCCAGCAGTAAATATATTTGCTATTGACTTGACTTTTATTGATACGGCAATGGCAGAATTAACAAAAAACTGTATTCTAACAATTGATGAAGTATTAAAACAATATCCTAAAGCAATTCGTGCGGCATATAAAGAATACAAATCAGGCAAAAATGCTAACCAATGGTTTATAGTTCCTGTAGAAAACGGTGTTGCTTTTTCAACTTATGATGGAAGACCACCACTAGCATTCTTAATTAAAGAAATAGTACGTATAGAAAAACTAGAACCACTTAAAGATGATTATGTTGCAACAAACTTAACTAAGTTATTAGTTCAATTAATCGACATTGACAAAGAAGGAAACCCTGAAATAGATTTAGAGTTAGCATCAGAGTTCCACAAAAACTTAAAAGCAGTTGCTTCAAAGAAAAATAATGTTGACGCTATTACAACATTAGCAAAAGAAATTAATGTTTTATCATTAGGTGAAACAGGAGACGCGGCAAAGAACTATGAATTCTTACAAACTTATTATGACCAATTTTATGATGATGCTGGTGTATCTGCTGAATTATTTAATTCAACTACAGCTGGTACATTATCCGAATCACAAAACAGAGACCTTATGTTTGTTTACAAATTACGTGAACAAATTGCTGTGTGGATGAACTTCTTTTTAGGAAGTATTTGTAATAAAAAAGTTACAAAAAACACCAAATTTGTATTTTCATATTTGGACATCTCCTATAAAAATAGAGAGGAAATGATAGGAAGCTATATTGAAGGAGCTCAATACGGATTTAGTAAAATAGTTCCACAAGTAGCTTTGGGAGTTAAACAACGTTATATAGAATCTCTAACTACTTTTGAAAACGATATTCTAAACTTAGATGAGAAACTTGTACCCCTACAAAGTTCTCATACCATGACAGCTCAATCCGACAAGAGCGTAGATGGTTCGACTAAGACTGGTAATAAAGAAGCACAAAAAGCCAGTGAGAAAGATAACGGACGTCCAGAATTGGATGATAAAGATAAAAAAGATTCCACTATAGCGAAGGAAACGAGTTTATAGGAGGGAGCTACAATGAATGAATTACATAAGTATGCAACCTTTTCAGTTGATTTATTAGGTACTCCTAACAAAATCAATAGTGTATTCTCAATGGGAAGAGCTCGTATCTTCTACAAAGGTATAAACAGAAACCGTTCAATAATTGATGGTGAAGTTGCTGAGCAATTAGCATCTACAATTCCAGGAACACCTGTAATTGGAACTTACAATTATGAGACGAACGATTTTGAAGGACATGAGGAAAACCCAAGTGCTTTTGGATTTATACCACTAGACCCACATCCTACATGGGTATCTGAAAACGACAAGGAATACCTTGAAGTTGATGTAGTTATCTGGGATGGGCGTTTCGAAGAAGCTCAAGACATTCTAACAAACGAAAAACATTTATCTATGGAATTAAATCCAAGAACAATGAAAGGTACTTTTGAAAGAAAGGGGTCTACTACTTATTACAGAGTTACCTATGCGGAATTCGCTGGTATTACTGTTCTAGGTGATGACGTTGAGCCATGTTTTGAAGACGCACAATTTATTACTGCTTTTAGTAATATGGTAAGCGCATATGCTTTATATATTGAGGAAACACAAAGAAATATTGAAGGAGGTAACGACGTTATGGATAACATTAATGAGATTGTAGAACCAGAAGTTACTACTGATGCAGTTGTAGAAGAAGTTGAAACTGAAGTTGTTGAAGAAACAGTTGAAGTTGAAGCTACTGAAACAGTTGTTGAAACTGAAGCTGAAGTTGAAGAAGTTGAAGCCGAAGAAGAAGTTGCTGAAGAAACTGAAATCGTAGAAACTGTAGAAGCACCAGAAGCTGTTGAATTTGAAGCTGCTGAAGATGATAAATCTAAATGCGAAGCTGAAGAAGAAACATGTGAAAAGTGTGGAAAAAACCCTTGCGTTTGTGAAAGTTCTTTAGATGAAGAAGATAAAGAAGAAGCAGATGAAAAGGATGATGAAGAAGAAAAACCAGAAGAAGAGGAAGATAAGAAAGATTATCAAGCCTTATACGCTGAGCTATCAGCAAAATACGAATCACTAGAAACAAAGTATGACGAAGCTTTAAATTCGTTAAATAAATACACAAAGAAAGAAAAATTAGAAATTATAAACAAGTTCTCTACTAAATTAGAGAGCGAAGAGTTAATTGAGAAATTGACCAACGAAGTAGACAATTATTCATTAGAAGAAATCAAAACAGAATTAGGACACGCTCTTGTTGAACAAATGTCTGCTGAAGAGGACGCTACTGAAGAAACAAGCCCTGAGGCTAATTTCAGTTTAAATATTAATATTGCTGACAATAACTTAGGAAATACAGCTTGGGATTTAGTTAAACGTCACAAACAAGGTAAATAATAGGAGGTATATCTAATATGGCAAAATATGCAATCGTTGAATTAAACAAAGTAGCTAGCCGTAAAACTGGAGAAATCGAAGCTCAATGTAAATTAGCTGAAGAATTCAAAAAAGACGGAATCAAAGCATTAGAAAACGGTGCTATTGTTTACATCAAAGCCGCTACTGATGAAATCGTTAGTACATTTGATGAAGCTACATGCGTAAATGCAAAATATTTACACTTCTCTAATCCTCGTAGATACGAAGATGGAAAAACAGGAATGGAAAATTTCAGATATGAAACAAGCGATGACAAATACTTACCAAGATTATTCAAATTAACAGTAGGAGACATTTTCACTACTAACTACGACTTAACAGGAGTAGCAGGTATCGTTGAAATTAAAGGTGGAAACATGCCTTATGGTACTTTACCAAGCGATATCGAAGGTGGAAAAACTTACAGAGTTATCGCGTAATAAGGAGGGACAGAAACTATGGAATTAAGTAAATTAATAGAATTAGGTATTGCAGCTGCAACTAACGAAAATATTCCAGCTGAATACAGCCTAGCTGACGTTAATGAAACTTTAAGAGAAGAATTAAAAGCTTTCAATAACTATAGCTACTATAGAGCAAACAAAAACGTTTTATTCCAATTAATCGAAGAAATCGCTAATGTTGTTGTTCCTAAAAAAGTTATCGCACAATTTGGTTCATTCGCTGAAGTTCAACATGTTAATATTGGAGAAAAAATCGTTTTCAAACAAAGAACAGGTGTAAGCCGTGGTAAAAGATTCGTAACAGTTGCTGGAGAATATGGTACTTACAGAACATTCAACGTAGATTCAAGAGACATCACTATGAGTCCTAGAGTATACGCTGGTGCTGCTATCCTAGAAATTGGAGATTTCTTAGCTGGACGTGTTGACATGTCTGAATTAATGGAAATCATCCTTGAAGGATTATCTGACAGTATCTATAACGAAGTTCAAGGAGCTTTAAAAGCTGCTATCAATGCAGAAGACAGACCAGCTGCTAACAAAGCAGAACAAGCTGGATTTGTAGCTGCTGAATTCGACAAAATCATCAATACAGTTGCTGCTTACGGAGATTCAGTTACAATCTATTGTACAAGAGCATTCGCTGCAACATTATACAACCAACCAGGATGGGCTGGAGATGCTAACCCAATGACTGCACTTCAAGACTACAATGATGTAAGAGAAATGGGATACGTTGGACGTTATAAAGGAACTAACGTAGTATTATTAAGTCAATCATTCATCGATGAAAAGAACGAAGAAAAAATCGTTGACGACCAATATGCTTACATTATGCCAGCTGGAAAAGAAAAACCAGTTAAAATCGGTATTGAAGGTGGTACTTTAATCGACGAACAAAGATTACAAGATGGTTCTGTAGAAGTATCTGCTCAACATATGTTTGATGTAGCCGTAGTAGCTAATAACTACTGGGGAATTTACAGAAATACTGAATTAGTATAATCTGAAACACAAGGTTAAATAAATATAGAGTCGGACTCAAACGAGTCCTTCTCTTATATTTTTTTACATTTTTTTAGGAGGAATCAATTATGAACAATGACAGAACAATTATATTAGAAAACGTAGCAGGGTGTCCAATAGGATTAAAAGACACTCAAGGTAGAAGATATCAATTAGGAAAAGATGCTAAAATCAGAATTAGCTCAGTTAGTCTACAAGACATTATAGACTATCCTGCAAGCAAAACATTCTTTAATGAAGGAAAAGTAAAAGTTAGAAACATCACAGCTGACGCATTATTTAATATGGGATTAACTGAAGATGAAATCGCTTTATTCTTAATAAGTGAAGCTCCTGCTGTAGTTATTACTCCAGTAATTGAAGAAGTACCTTATGAAGAAGTAAAAGAAGAAGAAGTTATTATTCCTATCGTTGAAGAAGTTAAAGAAGAAGTTATTGAAGCACCAGTTGTTGAAGAAAAACTAGTTGTTAAAAAACCTGCTACTACTACAAAAAAACCAGGAACTAAAAAACCTGCTACTAAAAAGTCATCATCTCTAAAAACTAAATAATGAAGATTACAGAATACTATGACATCTATGTTCGTTTTCTATCTAAGGTAGAAGACGAATATTTGGCGTCACTAGACGAAGACAAGTTGCATGTAGCGCTTTATCCTTTATTACTAAGCGCAGTAAACTCCTTCGCTAGAATCTCAGAGCATAACTTAAGAAAACGTGATGAAAGAGCACGCGTTTTCTATGAAACCCTATCAGATGATGAGATAGAAGTTCTTGCCATCTGTATGAAACCAGTTTGGTTAGAACGTTATATAAACAGTAGTAGAAAAATTGAACAACAATATTATGATGCAGGAATCAAAACTTATTCACCAAATGAAAATTTACGTAATTTAACAACACTTTATCAACAATATTTAGCAGATATGAGAAAAGCTCTACATGAGTATACATATAAGAGAGTAAGTATTGTTGGAAACTTTGGAGGTTTAGAGAAAGGGGCTGCTGGAAGAAATTATACTCCAGGACCTACAATCCACAATGGGGATGAAAATGACCCTATCCAAAACAATAGAGAATAACAAATAGGAGGGAAAACTTATGGATAAAAAAGTTATCTATAAACATATCATTTCGAGCCTATATAAGATGTTATGTTGGAGAGAAGAGGGCAAACATTGGCACACCATATACGACGAGCTATTATCAGAAATTACCTTTAATGACATGATGACTGAAGAGGTCAAGGGAACGTTAGTTCTTAAAATAATTACCCTAAAGTATGTAGACTTTACTAATTTTAGACAAACAATATTTGAGGTCATAAATTATGTCGACTCGCTTGGAAGAGTATAAACAAAGAGTTAATTTTAAGGGTAACAGCAAAAGAGAATATGTTAAAACAAAGGTAACAGAAAGTATAATGTCGTTAATAGAGGAGAGCCAATATGGTTTTACAATTAGTGTATATGATAAAATCAATAAAACATATAGTGACCATGATGTTGCTATATTATCTACTAAGACTACTCAAGAGTACGAGGCAGCTAATGTTATTGCGCCACTTGGGGTAGGATTAGATAAAGGAACTATTTTTAAATGGGACGGCTATGATTGGATAGTTCTAAAGAAAATGTTCCGTCCTGAGCAGCCTGGATTTAATGGTATAGCTTATCGTTGTACAGGAGAATTAAAATGGATTGACGACGATGGTGTACTACATGTACAACCTGCATATATTCGTTCAGGTCGTATTACAAATGCATTAGGAGTAACCCCTGATGTTAACAGAGTATTTGATAATATAGTTATGCACGACACAGACTGGAATATGATGGCGGCAACACAACAACCTAATCCGCTTCCATTATTACATCCAGAGATGAGATTTATAATTAAGGGACAAAGTTATCGTGTTACAAATGTCGATAACGTGTCAATTGATAATGTATCTATTCTTTCATTCGTAGATGATAAAACATTAGATACAGATGATTTAATTAATGATATAGCTTATTCTGATGAGTATGAATATATTATTGAAAACGATTTAGGTGAAGAAGTGAAACTTTATGCAGGAGATGTTATGGAATTACCTGTAAGAGTTTTAAGAGATGGTATAAAGGTAAATGAAGAATATACTTTAGTATCAAGCGACAACTCAATAGTTGAAGTTAATGGTAATAAATTAATAGGTAGAGGTTTAGGTACTGCAACAGTAACCGCTACTTTAAATCGAAACAAAACAATTGCAGTAGATATCGAAATTATTGTAAGCGAACAACATGACTTACAAGCATCTCAATTATTTATTGAGGGAAGTGATTATATAGAATGGAATTCAGGAGAACATGGAGAGAATGATTACTTTTTCTCAACAAGGGAGCCTGGACAATTTACTTATGAAGTACAGTCTAAAATTAGAGTCACTTCTGAAGAGATTAAAAATGACAATGGCGATATTATTGGTATTCGCTTAATTGTTAAAGATAAATATGCCGGTAAGATTAAAATTAAAGGAATCACAGAAACCCAAGAGGCTGAGAAAGTCGTTTACATAAGAACAGTATAGGAGGAATAAGTCTATGATATTAAACAAAAACGTACAAGAGACAGATAGTTTTTTAGATGTTAACAATGACATTTATCGCATGATTACATTGTTTAATGATTGTCAGGAATTAAAAAAATTATTGACAATTACCACTAAAAAACCTCTAGAACATAAAACAAATATCACTAAAGACCTTCGTGATAAACAAATTGCTAGAGTTCCTCTTTTACCTTATGATGAAGAAGAGGGGAGTATAGTAATAATTACTTTAGTATCTGCCGAAGAAAGTAATCAAACAGATACTTTGAATCCTACCATAGCGATAGATATTTTTACTCCAGGAAATCAGTGGATTATTAACGAAGGTATTAGACCATTACAAATTGCCCATGTTATAAGTAATCTGATGAAACATAAACTGGTTCAAACAGGAGGAGTAAAATATCGTTGTACCGGATTGGTAAACTGTCAATTAACAGATTTACTATTAGGATACAGATTGTTATTTGAAGCAGTAACAGATGATTAGTTTGGCAAAAGTATTAAGCGGTAAGCCGATAGAAGTAGTAAAAGACATTTTCTTTTATCAGCCTACTTTGCAAGATATTGTTGACATGGGAGAAACTAGTTATTGGGGCTTATTAAATACATGGACCATAGACAGAAAGGATATGATACAAGAGGAAAATGAAAAAACTTTAGAGCTTGATGATTATTTATTGTGGAAGGCTTGTGTTTTTTCTTCTCCTGTATTTAAAGGGGCTTTAATACAATCATGCAATGTGTTACTTAAAGCAAAAGTAGAGTTTTATGATTTAAGTGGCACTATATATATAGGGGAGAAGAGTTCAGGAGTAATCTTGGACGAAACTTTCTATTTATTGATGAAGGAGCTATGTCATCGTTTTATACCAGATTCCAGTGCTTCGGATGAGGGTAGTCAGTATCAAATTACTGATAATATGTCTGAACGTGAACGTCAGATGATTGAAAAGATGAAGGCTTCGGAAAAGAAAATAGAACAAACTAAAAATCCAGACAAAAAACCAGAGGATTACCTCGGTAATAGGATATTGGGACTAGTCGCTGTCGGAGGCTATACATTTGAGCAAGTGTATAATATGACTATGTTACAATTCAATATGCTCTTACAGAAATATGTGGATATTCAAACGTTCGAGTTGAGAACGTCGCTGAGCCCATATATAAGTTCTGAAGAAGGTCAAACAAATAAGTTTTGGCTGGACTGACAATAACTTAGGAGGTATATAAGATGTTAGATATTCAAGGAAGAAAATATGCTTCAGTTACAGTTTGTGATGTTACTCTTTATGACTTAGTTACTAAATACCCAGTTATGTACTTCGACACTTTAAAAGTTACAACTCTTGAAGGAACTGCTGAAGTAACAGACATCCAAGGTGGACAAGGTAACGCTACATTAGCTTCTGTATCTCACAGTAAAGCAATCAACGTACAATTCGATGATGCTATCATGACTATGAGCTCTTTAGCTGTTTTAACAGGTGGAGAATTAAAAGAAGGAACTAATGAAGACAAAATTAAAATGGTTAGCAGTGAAATCGTTAAAGTTGCTGATGGCGAAGCTACTATCAAATTATCTAGAAAAGCACGTAAAGGTTCTTACGTTTACATTGCTCAATTAGTTGATGGTATCTTATCAACAGCTACAAGAATCGACGAAGCTTTAACAGCTGAAAGCGATACTATTTCTTTAGAAGATTTCCATAATTATAAAGAAGATTCTGCTACTGGGGAAGCTACATTCAGAGTATTCTATGAATACGAAATGGGATTCCCAACAAAAACTGAAGAGTTAACTGAAATCACTGTTTTAGCTGATAAATTCGCTGGAACTTACAGATTCATCGGAGACACATTATTATTCAACCAATTTACTGGATTAAACGATATCTTCCAAATCGAAATTCCTAAACTTAAATTAGACAGTTCATTCTCATTCAACTTAAATGCTGCTACAGAAGCTGTAGTATTCTCATTCAAAGGAAAAGCTTTAAGAGATGACGAAGGACAAATGATTAAATTCCGTCAATTAAGAGTAGAAGGAAAATCTGGAGAAGAAACTTACGGACAATTTGATGGTTCATTCAAACGTGTACCAGCAAAAGAAGTAACAGTAGATTCTGTAACAGCTGCTTTAACTGATACAGGAGTTACATATCCATTAAACGAAGACTACACAGTAGTTAAAGCTGGAGAATAATATCCACTAATATAGAGATAAGAGAAATCTTATCTCTCTTATTTTTTTTGCAATTTTTTCTTGACAAAAATACTATTTTATGATACAATTAAGTAGTAAAGGAACAATAATGAAGAAAGCAGATTCTTTCGCTACTATAAATTAGAGGAGGAACGATAATATGATAGAACAATTAAGAATGCAAGAAGTTTCTCAAATTATTTTAAGCATGCCTGAAGGGGCTGTTATTAAGAACAAACACTTTGAAGTTGGAGAACCAGTAATGGTTATTAATAACCCATCTCTATCAAATTTGTCGTTTGTATCAAGACCGGTAGGAGTAAATGATGGACAAGGACATGTAGGTACTGCTGGAATTACTAATCATATAGATTTTGTGATTAATGAAGGTTCAGTATTATATGCCTTATGGTCTTACATCTACGGCTTTAATGACGAAGAACCTGGGGCAACTAAAATAAAGGGAAATGAATATTTAACAGCGGATAAAGATGGTAAAATTATATTGTCTGCTAAACCTGAGTTAAAACCAGGTATTGATAGATTTTATTTATATGCGTGTGAAAATAATGTTAATACATTGTTGTCAAACCAATCATATGCATTTGAAGTAGATGCTGATGATGAAGTTACTGGAGTAGTTCAGATTGATGATGCCAAAGAAGGAGATACTTTTTTTGTGACATATACATATACAATAGATGCTACAACCGTTACCAAAATTAAACAAATTCATAACAATATTTTTTGTGCAATGGATATATATATAGATGCAGTTGATTTAAAAAATGATGACAAACATACGGTATATATACATTGTGATAAAGTTCAAGTTGATACAGATATGGTTCTATCTATCAATGATAGTTCAAAAGCTTCGTTTACACCTATAAGAATTAAATCAATCGCTGATGGTGGGGAGCTAAATAAAGATATTGCTACAGTAGTGGTGATTTAGTTATGGCTAAATGGACAATTAATAATTGGAATGCAAAGATTGATAGAACATCGACGGTTCGTAGATTGGGAAGACAGGGAATTTTATACGAATATGAGTTGCCATATGGAGCTAACCCAATGCACTATTATGAAGAGGCAATTAATGTTAAATCCATTAAGCGCTCTGAAAAATATAATAATGGTAAACGTCCTGGACAATATCAACCCATTGGAGATAAAAGGTATTTTAATTATTATCAACTAAGAAAGATGAAAAGAACTCCAGAGAAAATTGTTGTGGATATAGAGGTGGTATAATGAATGAACAATTTATAATTCCATATCTTAACCCTGATTTTTTCGACAAACTGGCAGGAGATGCTGAAGGTTTAGAACAAAGTTGGTATTATGTATTATATAAATTAGCAAATCCAGACAGCACTGAATCAAAACAACAAGTATTAAATCAGAAAGCTAAAGTATGGAAAAAAGAGTTAAAAGATTTTTTAATGTATGGTTCAGTTAGTCCTTCTATACAAAATGCTACTAATATAACAGAAATTCAAAACTGTATGGGGACGTGCTTAACTGATTTTTTAACCGAAAATGGTGTGCAAATTTTGTCTAATTCAATCAATAAAAAATTAAGCGAATTATACAACTTAGAAATTACCAACAAAGAATATAATAACATTAAAAAATATGGAGCGGGTTTAGAAAAAGAAATGTTGATTGCTGCCAAGCGTTATGCTTGGGGCAAAAATATGGACCCGCAGGTTACCTTTAAAGAAACCGAAGGCATGGGCTTAAAAATGGAAATGAGGGCTGACTTTTTGGTGGGCATACCCAATAAACATTTTAAATCACAAATTAATATTCCGTTTGAAGTGAAAACGAGTTTAAACAAATTTCACGTTACTGGCTCAAAAGCAACATATGGAAATATCTTATCTTCAATGATAAAAAATGCTCATGTAAAAAATAGTCAGTCTAATGGCAAGCTTACTTTACAACTAAAAAAGAAAGACTTTCAAGACGTGGCTTTAATTTTATTGGAGCGTAAATTTCAAGGAGTTGTTAAAAGTTCGCCAGTATATGAAGATGGACGACAAACCGTTTTGCCGGATGAGATGTTCAGAAAATTTGGTAAAAACGGACTTAGCCTATGGTATGAATCTGACACTAATATGCAGCAGATTATATTGGATGGAACAGATTTTCAAGACAAAGATAATGATGTAGATGCCATTAAAAAAGAGATTGCTAAAAAGATAGCTTCAAACAAAAGTAGGTTTAATTTATGGTATGGAAAATCTGCGTAGTAAATTAGGAGGGTAAAAGATATGAAATTAACTTTAAAAGAAGATATTAATATTAATTCATTAACATTACAACATAATATATTATTACAAGCTACAATGTTATTGGAAGGGAGAGAAGGAGTTTTAGAAACTGAGAAAAAATTATATTTAATGATAGCAATGGTGGATGCGTTAATACAAGAAGATTTATTGACATTATGTAATGAAGATTCGAGAGATTTACCAGCTATTATGATGGAAGATATAGAACCTTTCTTCGTACAACTTTTATCACAGGACGAAGAAAAGAAAAAAGTTTATGATTATATGACAAAAGTATTACTAGACAGATGTAAAAATATTTGGGATAATCAACATTCTGCTATGGGAGTTATCGACAACATTTTAACTATGATAGCTTCTATGTCAGAAGAAGATAAACAAGAAGTGTTAAAAGAAACTGGCAAAATAGCCGAAACGGTATATGAAAAACGTACAGAAGTACTTGCCGCTAAGGCAGATGAGACCAATAGTAAATTAGAAGCGTTGGTTCAACAATATCAAAGAAAAACTCAAGAAGAAAACGATACTATTTAGTATCGTTTTTTTTATTGTAATGAAAAGGAGGGACAAGGATGAACAATAAAAAAGTGCAAGCTCAAATGCAGATTGATGTATCTTTTATTGGTAATACAACCAAGTTGGTTAAAGATTTACAGACAGCTACAAAAGGTTTAAACCTAAGTTCTACCTTAACTAAACAGTTTGAAACTGACATGAATCGAAGTTTCAAAGAAACTTTGGGGAATTTGTCTAAGCTTACTGAAGGTCTAGGGAAAAAAGGATTTAGTGCGAAACAATACACAGATTTCTTTAACAATATTAATTTAAGAATACAAGAAAGTACTAAATTTATTGGTAGTATGAAAACCAATTTACAAGCACTGTTCAAAAGCAAAGAAAACAAAGAAGCAATTAAAGAGTTAGAATTATATAAAAAGCAATTAGAAGAGATTAACAAACTGGTTGCAGCTCAAAAGGGTTCTCAAACTCGTAGAGCAACAGCTATCCAAAAATTAATGGATGAAACTGGTGTTGACTATAATATTTCTAAAAGAACTTTAAGGGCTATTGCTAATCGTAAGGCTGACAAAAAAGATTTAACCAAAACTCAAAATGAATGGTTGGCCGCCTATAATATAGATGAACCAAAACTAAAAAGGGTTTTAGAATTATTAAAACAAATCAATGCTCAAAATGCTAAAATAGATAATCAAAACACTCAAGCCAAAACCTTAACCGGTCAAAGCAACGTAACTTCTGGAGCAGAGCATGTTAATAAGCAAATTAATAGATTAAATAATACGGTTATAACGCCAGAAACGTTAAAGCAATGGATGACTTTATTATCACAATTAGATGGGTTGATTGATAATGTATCTAAATCAGCGGACACATTGGCTGCCAACTTTGATGCTGAAATGCCAAGAGCAACCGCAGAGGCAGAAAGATTAGCAAAAGCTTCATCTACTATTAATGAAATATTAGGACAGTTCGGTATAGCTTTCACAGCAGCTAACGTCATTAGAGGATTCCAAGACTTAACTCGTTCTGCATTTGAATTTTATAAGTCATTAGATAGTGCATTGAATGAAATATATGTTGTATCAAATTTAACAAGTGAAAATGTTAATAGATTAAAAGGTAGTTTCATTACAATGGCTAAAGAAACCGGTATGGCGCTAGACGATGTTACTCGTTCAGCAACATTATTCTATCAACAAGGATTAAATACACGTGAAGTATTAGAGATGACAGAAGTAACTTCTCAGTTTGCAAAAGTTGCTGGAATAGATGCTACAGACGCAGCAGATAAGTTAACAGCTGCGGTTAATGGTTACTGTTTAGCAGCAGAAGATGCCGCTTTAGTAGCCGATAAATTTAATAAAGTAGCAGCAGCATCTGCGGCAGATATTAATGAGTTATCTACAGCGTTCTCAAAAGCTGCAGCTCAAGCTAATCAAGCCGGAGTTGGAATGGACAACTACTTAGCATACATTGCTACTATGGTTGAAGCGACACGTGAAGCACCTGAAAATATAGGTACATCTTTAAAAACAATATTCTCTCGTATGCAACAGGTAAAAGAGATAGGAGAGTCTGTAGAAGATGGTACCGTATCTATCAATAATGTAGAAACAGCTTTACAAGCAGTTGGAGTAGAATTACTTGATGCTAATGGTCAATTAAGAGACCTAGAAGATGTATTTGCTGAATTGGGTCCTAAATGGAATTCATTAGATAGAAATGCACAAGCATATTTAGGAACAATTATTGCTGGTACTCGTCAACAATCACGTTTTATTACATTGATGCAAAACTGGGATAGAGTATTAGAACTAAGTGAAGATAGTGCAAATAGTGCCGGACAACAAGCATTAATGCATGCCAAAGCAATGGATTCAATTGAATCTAAGATGCAACAATTCCAAGTAGCTTGGCAAGAACTTGTATCTAACTTAACTTCTAGCTCAGTTATCAAAGGTATAGTTAGTACATTAACAGGATTTTTAAAAGTTATCAATAGTGGTAACAAACCAATTACTTTGATGGCCACAGCAATTGGATTATTATCAACCAAATTAAAAGATTTACAAGCACCGCTTGGTAAAAAAATGGGTGATTTTAAAAACGCTATTTCTACTTTCGGTGCAGATGCGATAACAGCTAAAGAAAAGGCTGCGCAATTAGCTAGTAGCAATCAAGCTGTTAAAGCTCAGGGAGATATAGTAAGCGAAGAGCAAGCGGAAGTTCGTAAGCTTGTTACTCAACAACAACAATTATTCTTAAAGAAAGAATTAACCCTTGAAGAACAAAAAACTTCAATGGAGCTACAATCACAAATCAATGACAAAACGCAACAATTAGAAATAGATAAAAAGCGTTTGGCTATTTTAGAAGAAGAAAATCGTAAATTAAAAGAGCAACAAACAGTATGGAATGTTCGTGGAAAGGCTATGATAGGTATAGGAACAGCGCTTAATGTTGCAAGTATAGCTGCTGGACAATTAGACGATAATCTTGGCGGAGCAATGAGTAGTGCTGGAGGTATTGTAACTACAATAGGTCAGTTTGCTACAGGAAATTGGATAGGAGGAATTACATCATTAATTTCAACCGGTTACCAAATCTTCAATCTAATCGATAAATGGGAAGAAAATATTGAGGCCAAAATGACAGATGCTATAGCTGAGGTTAAAAAGGCTGTTGGTGAATTAAGTAATACAACTACTTCAGTTCGAGCAGTAGACCGAATGATTGATAAATATGAAACCCTAATACACAAAACATATTTAACAGCATCTGAACAAGAAGAACTAAATTCTTTAGTACAAGAAATGGGAGATACTTTAGATATAGATGTCATTGCAGACGAATATGGTAACTTAAGCATTAGTATTGCTGCTGTTACTGAAGAATATAAGAAGTTGGTAGACAAACAACAAGAAGCTTTAGAGAATATGGTGGCCATTGAAATTGAGCAACGAAAACAAGCCACAAGTGGTTTGGGGAACAATTTTAGCGAGGAAGATTTTTATAGAAACTTGTTAGATGAAAATAGTGCCGACTATAGAGCCTTACTTGTTGGTATTCAAGATGGATTAACAGCACAAACCAGAGATGTATCAAATACTATTTATACAGCATTGAGCGGAGAATTTAAACGCCATGTTGAGAAAATGGTCAAAGATTATACGGAATTATATGATGCTGATGGTATAGCACAAAGTTTTGTTAATCTAGAGAATAATATTAATGAAAAATTACAATCTGCAGACGGATGGTCATACATTTATGAACAAATTGAAATGTTCCAAAACGACATTGATGGATTATCTTGGGAAGAATTTATGGCCAATTTCGATGAAGCGTTCTCTGCTTGGAGAGAGCAAATTGGTTTGACAACAGAACAATGGATGATATTAAAAGGAGCTATCCAATCTACTATTTATGGTAATGAGCAATATGTAAGTTTTATGAATAAATATGATAGTACTTATGGAGTTGTGTCAGAAGCTCGAAAGCTAAGAGATGATAAGTACAACGAATTAAAAGACAAGTATGCTAACACACAACTTACTCTTTACTCAAATACAGGTGAAATTAGTGATTTAGTGCCAATTAGTGAATATAAGGGTTTTGACCAAATTTTCAACGACATGTATAAAGAGTCTGGTACTATGTACATGCAAGGTGTTGTCAAAGAAATGGATGGATTTTGGGATTATGTGGGAGGCTTATTTACAGGTGGTACAAACGTAAATTATAGTATGCAATCTGGGTCTGAGTATAGTTTTGACACTATTAAGGAAGATATGCAAGACTATGAAGACTTGTTAAACAAAGCTACAGAGGCTGAAAAGAAATTACAAGAAGGAACCGTACAATTATATAATGCCTTGGCAGCCACACCATGGAAAAATACAGAGTTCATTTCTGGTATAGGTAGTGCTTATGATATCAGTTCATTTTACACCGACACCAATGAAGACGGTATATTAGGGAATAAGGGAGATAAATTGGATGACAAAGCGGCCAATAAGTTTACTGGCATTATGGCAGACGCGGTTAATGCCGCTAAAGATGAAGTATCAGATTCTGATATAGGGCTTGCAATGTTAAAAGTTATCAATGAACAATTAGAGAATGGTGACCTAAGCAAAGGGGTTAAAGCACAGCTTGAAAAAGTTAAAAAAGAAATAGAAGATAGTATGCCAAGAACTTCTACCTTCACTTGGAGTGGTATTAAAGACGCCTTAGATGGATATTCAAAAGACTTAAAGAAAGCAAACAAAGCATTAGAGGAACTAAATGAGAACGGATATGTCGCATCAGACACTTTCGATGAATTTGCTCAATCGCTAGACAATCTTTCTATGGAAGATGTGTTTGAGTCATTTGGTGCTGACCAAGTTGCTGAAGCAACCGATTATATCAATGGTTTAGTTGAGGCTATGAAGAACCTAGACGTAGAATACGACTTGAATACAGGTGCTGTTAAGATGAACGCCGAAGCTTTAGAATATATCCAAGATGCACAAGAAAGAGCAGCTAAAGGTAAAATTCAAGCAATGATAAAAGATTTGGCAGCTAGTAAGGCTGCGGCTGAAGCTCAGGTTGGATACATAGATGCCCAAATATCTGCTATAGATGCTATGATTGGTTATATAGACAATCAAGGTACTGCTAAAGTAGATACATCAGTAATGATGAGTGAAGCTGATGCAGAGTATGCTAAAGTCTTCGGAGACGTTGTAGACAAGAGTGTTAAAGGATATTCTGACTTGACTGGGGACAACGCTGAATGGGCACGAGTTACTATTCATAATATTTCAGAGGTTACAGATGCTTGGAGCATATATTGGCAAGCTGTTAGAAATGGTAGCGCTGATGCCAATGAATTATTGGCAAAAGCCAAAAAAGTATCTGAAGGATTTTTCCAAAATACAGACAATTTTAAACAGGCTACAAAAATTGACCTATCTGGAATTAACGGTTTAGCAGCAGATAGTAGTGAGGTTCAAGCTAAAAAGGCTGAATTAGAGGCTTATAAACAAGGATTGGTTGAGGCAAAAACTAAATATGGTCAAACAGTTTCTTTATATGAAGGTAAAATAGCTTATTTACAATCTATGTTAGATGCTGACCTAAGTAAATGGGGAACATCTGGTTCTAAGGGCAGTGAGAAAAAAATTGAAAAATATATAGGTCAATTAAAAGAAATTTTTAACATATTAAACCGTATAGAAAAGTTAGAACATAGATTAACTACATTGGATTCATACGCCGATGTTGCACAAGGTGAAAAATATGGCTCATTACTGTCAGAAAGATTGGATTATAATAAAGAATTATTACACCAATATGAATTCCTAACATCAGAGCAAAAGAAATATACCAATGGATATAAAGAATTTATCCAAAGTATTGATGGTTTAGAGGGAGTATTTGATTTTGATAAATACGGTCAAATTATCATTAATTGGGAAAAATATAATGCTCTTCAAGATGAAGCTATAGACGGTCAAGTCTCAATGAAAGAAAAGGCAGACGATGTATATAATACTTTTAGTAGCATGACAGAAGAACAACATGAGGCGATGGACAACGCTATTAAATACTATCAAGCAGTTATAGAAATCGAACAAGAAATGATAGATAGTTATGTTGAGCTAGAAAAACAAGCAGCAGATACTGTTGAAGAAATTTATCAAGATATTCTTGACACAAAACTAGAAGCTATAGATAGAGAAATAGAGGCGCTTGAAGAACTTCGAGATGCCAGAGAAAAGGCTCGTGGGGAAGCTGCAGACGCTAAAGAAATTAGTGGGCTTCAAACAGACATGCAAAGAGCTATGATGGATAGCTCAGGGGCTTCTGATATCGCATTTATTAAAGCTCAAGATGCTTTGGGTGAAAAACTTGAGGAAATGGCTGATGATAGATATTCTGAAATGCTAGATGATATCATTAGCAAGTTAGAAGAAGAGCAAGACAGTTTACAAGATAACTTTGATGAACTATTTGAGAATTTAGATTGGTTGCATGGTTTCTTAGAAGAAAATATGATGACCGATAAAGACAAGTTGTTTGAGCTTTTAAAACAAAGTTCTGATTGGGGTCAAATGTCTGACATAGAAAGGGAGCAACAATTAACCGAATGGGAAAAAATGTATTCTTCTTACATACAAGACGTTAATAATGCCCCTAACGGAATTTATGATATATATAATGACCTTAAGAAAAATGCTAACGGTATTAATACATTAGATAAAATATTACAAAGTACAGAAAGTAAAGAGAGCGCTGACATAGCACAGACTCTTGGAAAGTGGGAAGAGTCTAAATCTACTGTTACTACTAACAAACCGGCTCAACCAACTAAAACTGCAGAGCAAGTATATACAGTTAGGTCTGGAGATACATTAAGTGGTATTGCTAAAAGATATGGTACAACATATCAAAAGCTTGCTAGTTATAATGGCATAGCAAATCCTAACTTGATATATGTGGGTCAAAAAATTAAAATACCAGCATTCATGGCCGGCGGGTTAGCAAACTTTACTGGACCAGCTTGGTTAGATGGCACAACCTCAAAACCAGAAGCAGTATTAAATGCTTTACAAACTGAGCATTTTATTAAGTTTACAAATGCCTTAGACCATATGTTTGGAAAAGGAAATGTATCAAATGCAACAAGTACAGTATCAATAGATACAATTTCATTTAATGTTGAATCAATGAGTTCACCAGAAGATGGAGAAGCAGCATTTAATATGTTTGTAAACAAATTTAAAGAAATTGGAAGCCAATCAGGTATTAAGATTGACTCATTTAAGAACAGATTATAGGACGTAGTGCGAAAGCACTGCGTTCTTTTATTTTTACTCTCTTTTAACTACTTATTATTAGAGAGATTAAGAAATAGGAGGGAAAGATATGACGAGAGCTGTTAAAACAGGAGAGTTATTTGCGACTTTCAATTATGACGGAAAAGATAGCGCCGACATGGGTATTTATAATATCACAAGCGGCTCAACATATGTAATGAACATAGAACCAACTTTCTCTGACAACAAGTTAGAAGTTCCAGCTTATGATGGAAAGTATTATTATGGTACTCAAATCACAGGTCAACAATTTCAATTTACTTGTTTTTGTCATGACTTGTCTTCTACCGAATACAACAGATTGCGCGCTTGGTTAAGTCCTAGAAAAATAGGGAGACTGATTTTATCAGACCAACCTTTTAAATATTATCTAGTAAAACCAGTAAGCGTATCAACTCTTGGTGCATATCCTCTAACCAGTGTGCAAACACCAGCAAACTCTGTACTAGGAGATTTCCTAGATGGTGATGTGGTGTATACAGGAAATTTCACAGTAACATTTGAAACTATGGGTTCCGCTTATGGTTATGGTATGAGTTATTATAGAGATGATTTAATTTATGATGCCAAGAAAAAATATGGTAGAGATTATTATTATAATAGTGGTTTGTTATATAGAGATATGGCTCCAACGTTAAAATGGAATGTGGAAGCAAATATAAAAGAGCAAAAAATTCCTATGTACAATCCTGGTAGTGCAATTGCGCAGCCAATTTATAAGGTTGAATATAATGGTACTTTTGCTAAAAATAGTTTTATACAAATAACAAATTACAATACAGGAACGTCTACTGTTATAGATTTAAGTGATATACCTGGGACATGTAGTATAGATACGTCATCACAAACTATCAGTACTCCAGATGGAAGCACCTATTATGGTAGATTTAGTGGGACAATGGTACAAATCAATCCATTTGAATCTGTTATAGAGTTACCTGAAACTTTCGTAGAAAATATTGAAGACAGTAACTTACTAGAATATGATAGTTTTTATATAGTAGACAATGTTGTTTCAATCAACCCTAAGGTGTTAAGAGTAAGCGAAAACATGATAGGGCAATATTTTTGTGTAAACCATAACGGTGGAGCAGAAATTTTATCAGTAGATATAGAAGATAATACATTAACTTTAGCAGGAAATAAAACTGAAAACATTAATCCAGCACAAGTAGATAAAGATACTGGAGTCTTAATTAAACCTGCCGGAGTGGCTTTTAATTATATAGAGGTAAATAATGTTAAGCCTACGACTGGAAGTCAAAACGAAGTATGTGTAGTTAATGATATTTGGTATCTATACAAAAATGGTGAATGGATAGAAACAAATTTATTCTCAGACAAAGATGAATTTAAAAACATATATGGTGATTATATCACTAAATATAAAATGTTTGGAGCAACAATAGTAAAGTTAGATGATATTCGTATTACTACTGGAACAAACATAAATTACAACAATAATGGTGTAGTCTCAACGGGTGCAAGCGTAAATGCATTTACACTAAGCGCTGAACTACAACCTAGATATTTATAGGAGGTGCCTTAGGATGCAAGATTTCGTAAGGATAGGAGGAGAAATAGTATCTGCTCCATTGAATGAGAACTTCAGAAGATTAATTAACCAAATCAGTATTTCTAATACCAACTTAATCTTCCCTGACCAAAATGCTGTAGTAGATACAATTACGGATATGCAAGCAATTGTAGAGCCAGATGACGCTCAATCTTGCTACGTAGTTTCAAGTGGTGAACTTTATCGTTACACCAAAAATGGAGAGAAATGGGTTAAAATAGCAGACTTTGGTCAAACCTTTAGACAAGGCTTCTTGAACTCAGGTGCCGTAGTTTTAGAAGACTATATTAAATTAAAAGAAGGCACAAAAACAACTTTAATAATGCCATCAATGTTGGTATATTTTAAAAACAAACCAGGGGATGAAAGATACCTAAAAGGTATGTATTTAATTGAAGAAACAGAATTTGACGTGGCAACTTATATTGGTGGAGCAAATGCATATTCAGTACTTGTAGACCATACTGGTAAATATTCGGTTATTACAGGATTACCTACAACCGACAATCCTAGTCTTGTGTTTATTGGTACATTCTTATCTAACAAGAATAAAGAAGTGGTTAACGATTTTATTTATACGCTGCCAGACGTGGCGTACACTGCAGATAGGGGTTACTTCCTTATCAATGGTGGGCAAGCTAGTGGATGTAATCTAGTTGCTGGAACCGATAGAGGTGTAAATCGTAGACCAGGTTTCTATTATGACGAAGGTATTAATTTTTCTATGGGGTCTACTGAAAACTTCCCTGTGGATACTGACAATGGTTCAAACTTTGACTTAAAATATTTTGAGGCAGAATCACCTGTAACTAAAATGTATTACATGGTACCAGACCATCCTTTTGAACATGAGGTAGTGGTGTCAGATAAATTGATTTTAAACAAATATTGGAATGGCAGTTCGTTGGAAGATGTTAAAGATGGTTTTTATACTATACAACAACACCTTGTAACTCCAACGGGGCAAAATATTATGTTATATGGTACGGTTGTATATAATTCAATCACTGATGCTATATCTAACTTAAATAACGTACCATCAATTGATGTTAGTTTCCCATATATTGAAGCCACTCGCGTTGTAATAGGAAATTTTCCAGCAGCGTTTGATGTAACTAAAAAAGAGTTTTGTGATTTCTTTACCATTGGGCAATTATCACAAGTTGGAACAGTAAGCCCAGAATTCGCAGACTCAGTATTTAAAATATATAGTGGAATAGATGGAGATAATGCTCCAGCATCAATGAGATTTAGTTTAGATGCGTTACATGATGAAGAATTTAACAACATGTATACATTATTTGTGCGCAAATATGCAGACAAAGAAAATATTTTTGCAATTGATAGTAAATATATTAATGATGACTATATTATGCCAATAGAACCTGTTCAAGACTATTTAAACTTTGAAAATGGTGTTCCTGGTTATACTATTCCTACACAACATGAAATAGATAAAATTACTAAAAGATTGGGAGATGTAGAAAAAGAATTATGGTCTCCTTATAAGAACGACGAGAATAGATATGACCAAAGCGTACGTTATAGATTATTCCAAAACGAAAAATTATTAGATGAACATGTATCTACTTTAGAATTACACACTCAACAATTGGAAACATTATCTAATATTAAGGTTAATAAACAAACTTCTATTAATGGGCATAAACTTGGAGATACTTTAGAGAGTGGAGAGGTTAAAGAGATTACCTTATATACAGGAGATATCGCAGAAGGATTAGGAAAAGGTAGCCAAGTTAATGAATGGTATACCGATGCCAAGGTATCAAAAAATAAAGATGTAGTTGCATCATTAAAACACAGTACAACATTATCACCTAAAGACAACGCTGCTACACATACTAGGGTTAATCCACATGGTTTGTCAACAGATGATATAGACATTCTAATGGATAGTACTAAGATATTTGTTACACCAGATGAGGAAAGACGCATTAGAGCAGATAGATTGCCTGAAAATACTATTCAAGCATTAGCTGATTTAGATGCTAAAAACTTAGATGCAGTGCGTGTAACTTATATGGAAGGTAATAGTAGTAAGCCTGGTCTAGGGCCTTATGAAGTAGGAAATATTAGAAATATTCGTTTCTTCCAAGACGGTGTTAATATGTCAATGGACGCTGATGGGGAGACTTTAATATTGGAATGTGTTGGGCAGATGGATGAAAACAAGGTTATGTTTAAGAGCCGTTATGCATCATTGGAAACAGAGTATCCTGATTTATATGGAGGGTATGTAGATAATGCAGTTAATGCAACTTATGCAGACAACGTTCATGGAATTGAATTTGCAACACCAAACCAATATTATGGTACAAATAAAGCAAATGAAGTTGGATTATACGATTTGCCTGCTTATGTAACTACTGCAGATGCAGAAGGATTTGCTAGCATAGACCAAGTGGTATTTACACCAGTAGACGGTAGTGTTCAAGAAAAACATTTAGCTAAAGATTTAGCAGACAAAATTAATAACAATTACCATGCCATTTATAACAATGGTGTGTTAAAAAGTGCAGAAATTAATGCTTTAGAATTTGGAGATAATTTAACTGTAACAATTAATGGACCGGTAGCAAAAATCAACGCTAGTGGAGAAGGTGGAAGCGGAGGAGCTTCAAACTTTGTTAATTTGCAAGATGTTGATGTAGACTATACAGGCAACGAAGGAAAGGTTATCGTAGTTAATGAGGCAGGAGACGGTTTATCAGTAGCTAAGATGCCAGCATTAAAAGATTATATGCTAAAGGCCATCTACACCGATGAAGACGAACCAACAAAAGTAAAACGTGCTGTTTTAGCAGATACAGCTACTTTAGCAATTTCCGCTAACAACTCGTTAAAAGTAAATGACAAATCTGTTGATGATACAAAAACTACAAATGCTTATTTGTGGACAGCAGAAAAAATAATTAGTAACACCTCTTCTCAAATTCAAAACGAGGGAGTAAATACATATAGTGGAACTACGGTTCCAGATAACTCTTTAGGGAAAAATGGTGATTTATATATATTAATAGAAGGATAGGAGGTGAAATAGAGCATGGCAGTAACTAAAGATGTAACTTTACAGAATGGTAATTATAGTAGTAGACTATGGGCCAGATATTCTTTCAGTGAAAATACAAGTAATAGAACATGGTCTTTTTCGGCTACCATGTATCTATATATTAAACCATACTCGACTTTTGGTCCTTGGGGCCATATAGGTAACAATTCTGCTAATTTGCAGAAAAATGGATTAAGTGAGTTAACTGCAGATTCTGATGGTACTGACTTCTCTTTAGCAAGCTACAGTACAAGCGGTAGTTATAATGACAATGGGGATGCTCCTTCTTTCTCAGTAACTTGGGCTTTTAACGTAAACTCTTCTTGGGGTGGATTCGCCAATTCACCTCATGGTAAGTTTACGGCGACAGGTAGTTCAATTGGAGCTATTAGATATTGGAACGACGTTAATGTATATAATCCCGCAGGTTCGCAAGACTATTTGTCAGGATATTTTGATTTATATACATCTGAGAATAATTCATGGCGTTATAATCTGTTAAACGAAGACGATGATATGACACATGCCAAAGGTACATATTTCCAAGTACAGAATATACGACCATATTATTCTTATTATCAGTTAAGCAGCGTTTCGGGGCATGACAGTACACCGTCCTCTGGCGCTTATAGAAAAACATTTGATGCGGCTAGTGAAGTATTAGCTATATATATGTCTTATGTTAGTTATTACTTAGACTTAAATGGACGACTGGATGGTTCAGATTCTGGTAATATATCTGGATATGGAACATGTGATGTAACTGTAGGTGGTACCTTAAGGTCGGGTGATTGTACCGATTATTATACTGCATGGCCGTATGGTACATCTTATTCAATTTCAGACATTAGGGCTACAACAGGGCATTCATATGCAGGTTCAGTTGGAGCTGCAACATCTGGGACAATTACAGGAGCTACAGATGTTAGACTAAGTTTTACAACCAATACTTATACCAATTATTGCCAATGTTGGACTTGGGGATATAAAAATGGCGAAGGAAATAACGGTGGCAAGACGGCTTTTCATATAGGCGATACTAGTTGGTCTGCCAAGTATGGAACTAGTGTGCAGTGGACTGCTGCGAAAGCTAAGGCTTCTCCAAATGGATTTACTATGCGTAATTCCATTGGCTCTTCTAGTCACTCAGGTTCGTGGACAGGTTACAATTTACCATATACCTTCACACAGCCTGCCAGCAATTGTTATGCAGAATACGATTATGACCCTGTTAATTATAGTATTACTTATACTATGAACGGGGGGACAAACAGTAGTTCTAACCCAAGCAGCTATAATGTATTATATGGTGTCACTTTTGCAAATCCAACAAGAAGTGGGTATGATTTTAAAGGGTGGACAATTGGAGGAACTAAGGTTACTGGTATAAATCCTGGTGCCAACGCCTCTTTTTCGAGCCCGGATGACTTATATAATAAATGTGCTAGTAGGACCACTGGTAACAAAACAGTAGTCGCAAATTGGTTAGAAACCAAACCATCTAATGTGCGTATCACAAGTTATAATGTTACAGGTCCTTTTGGAATCGACTTATCTTGGAGCGCAACGGGAGTAAATATTAGTAATTATACGGTTTATTATAGGCCAACTGGAACAAGCACATGGTTAACTAAGAATGCTGGTACAGCAACTTCAACCAGCTTAACAGTTAGTGAGGAGACTACATATGAGTTCTTCGTTAGAGCTACAAATCCAGGTGGAACCGGTGATAGTAGTACAACTACTGCTACAACTCCAGCAGACCAAGCTAAGATTAGAATTAAAAAAGGTTTGCCAGCGGGGTATGAAAGATTAAACTATATTGAAGCAACTGGTACTCAATATATTGATACGGGCATTACGATGAAAACCTCTACAACTATAGATTGTCGTTTTGAAGTGGTGGATAGGGTTAATGACTATTTGTTTGGACAAGAACAAAACAGTGGCAATATGATGTACAGTGGTTTATATAACGCTAGTGTATATGAATATGGATGGAATGCTTATAGTTTTCCAGCAGCGGATTTTATATACATGACTCAGCGCATTGATGGTAATACATTAATTACTAATATCAATAATTCAAGTTTTAGTATGCCAGTCAACACTACATTACCAACTTACACAACAAAAATTTTTAGATGCAATGACAATCGACATTATAACGGAAAAGCAAGAATATTCTTCTTTGTCATAAAAGAAAATGGCAACCCAGTAATAGAATTGTATCCGTGCAGAAGAACAAGTGATTCTGCAATAGGAATGTATGATATTGTAGGTAATAAATTTTATCCTAATTTAGGAACAGGAACATTTGGATACGGTACTATTACTGATTGGATAAAAGGAAAAACTTATTATAAGAAGGATGGACAATGGGTTAAGGCTAAAAAAATATATATAAAAGTAAATGGACAATGGAAAATTGGAACCAATTACGATTAATAGGAGGGATAAAGAATGGCAGTATATCCAATTAAAATGATGAAAGATGAACAAAACCAACCGTTTGTTCCACTGGTTTCTGCTGAGAGTATATATACAAATGATGACCTATCATTTGAAGAAAAGTTTGCAACAAAACTAGAAGCAGACAATTTAAAAGAAGGAAATGGAATTATATTAGAACAAAATGGAAATGATACAACCATTTCAGTAGACTTTGGAGCAACTGATAATATTATAGACAATTTAAACACAACTGTTACAGGCCAAGGTCCATTAGATGCAAGACAAGGTAATGTATTGAAAAATATGATACCAACCATTGTAGACAACTTAGACAGCACAGATGCCACCAAAGTATTAAGTGCAAATCAGGGTCACGAATTAAAAGAGATGTCTGTACCAACTGGTGGGGCTACTGGTCAAGTATTAAAGAAAGCAAGTGATAACGACCATGAGCTAGAATGGGGGGATGCTGCAGACCCTAATGCAATTGTTGGTGATGGTTCTATTATGAAAATTATAGAATTGACTTATGCAGAATACAAAACCTTAGAAAGTAAAGGGGAATTGAAAGAAGATACTGAATATCATATCATTGATGTTGAAAATGGAACGGCGTCGTATAAAACAGAAGCTCAAATTCAAGACATGATAGACTCTTCAATTAGAACAGATGCTGAAATTTTATCTATAGCACAAAGCAATGTTGTAAATAATTTAACCTCTACTTCAACAACTGGCGCATTGAGTGCCGCAATGGGAACTAATTTAGAGAAAAAAAGAATTCCTCATGTAGTTGGTATAGTATCGACAACCTTATCAATACAGACCAATAGTTCTGATACCGGTAGTGTAAACAATGGATATTCTAGTGGCAAGTATTGCCCACACACATTAAGAGAAAAAAGTGGTGTGGATAATTCTATGTCAGAATGGTATGGAGGAATACGCATTCCAAACATTGAGCAATACTCTGTATTGATTGCCGAATTAAATTTTGGAGGTAGAGCCATAGATGGTTCCACAGCTCAAATTTCGGGGGGTATAGTATTGTTTAAAGGCGCCGAAGGTGTTGAAGATTCAGAATATGGAAGAGGCTGGCAAAACTACATACTTGGACCAACCTTTACCAATTATAGCAAAAGTGAAATGACAAAGATTATTAATGTTGGTAACAGAACCGGTACGTATGTTATAGGAAGTGTCTGGTCTGCTTATGCCGGACAAATTGCTTGGAATTCTGGATTTGGTGACAACGGTAGTACATTAAGAGTAATAGGATTTTTAAGATAGGAGGAATAGAACATGATACTAAAAAATGGAAAAAGAATTGATGGATGTAGCGATACTCTACCAGTAGGGACAATTCAACCGTTCTTAGGTTTAACTCCTCCTTTAGGTTATTTAGTTTGTCAAGGGCAACTAATTAGCAAGGTAGAATATCCTGAATTATATAATATATGTAAAAGTACCTTTGGTGCAGAAACAGAAACCCATTTTTATTTACCTGACTTAAGAGGTAAGACTATTGCAGGATATGATAGTAACGATTCTACTATGAATACAATCGGAAAACTATTGGGAGCAAAAACACATACTCATACAAGTGCTGCCCATACGCATACAGTTGCAGGTCACGTACATAGTACCGGCAATCATACATTAACCGTGGCTGAAATGCCAAGTCATACTCACGCTGTACAAACTGTTTCAGAAGTGTCTTCTGGAGCTTATGCGGGACGTTATATGACTGGTAAAACATCTTCTGACCCTAACTTAGTTAGCAACCCGCCAGCAAACACAGGTGGAGGAGGGGCCCATAACCACGGTAATACAGGCTCTACTGCCTTAACATCCGATAGTACAACTCCTGGAGCAACTGGAAGTAATACTAATTTTCAACCGACCGTAGTAATGAACTGGATAGTAAAGGCGGCCATGCTTATACCAGAATATTTTAAAGTGGATAATACATTGACTAGTACTAGTACATCAAATGCTTTAAGTGCAGCACAAGGGAAAATATTAAACGATAAATTTAACAACTATTTACCACAAAGTAAAGTGGCGGATAATTTAACAACCACAGACTCGACTAGCGCCCTAAGCGCTGCTCAAGGGAAAGTATTGAATGACAGGTTTGCAAACTATCTGCCGCTGCAGGGTGGTACGATTAGTGGTACTGTCGGTTTGTATGCAAAAACCCAAGACATGGGCATAGCTTTTAGTGCATATGACAGCTCTAGTGGCGCTCAATTAAGTATGGGCATAGGGAGTAGTCATACCGACCATGGGATATATTCCGACAGTTTAGATAAATGGCTAATTTATGCAAATCAAGAAACTGGTGATGTTATCATTCCTCGAAACATATTAATTGGTGATACTGGTTTTACCAATGTTGGTATGAAGATGGTTAGTAATACAAATGGGAGAGCTATTTTATTTGATAATGGTCTTATGATGTGTATGGGACACGTTCAAGGCACTACTTCAAGCAGTGAAGATACTGCATTAGGTGCGGCCAAGATAGCATATGTACATTGCGATTGGACATATCCTCAAGCGTTTAAGACAGTATATCACGTAATGGCAACATGTGATGATTTGGACAATGGTTTTTATGTTGCTGAGGTCGACGGAACACCGGGATTGTCTACTATGAGAGTTGCTTTGGGTGGTTCCGCTAGCAGAGAAGTTGGTGCTTATGTTTTTGCTATAGGGGCTTGGAAATAATATATACCATTATAGCTTAAAGTTTGGAGTTTAAATATAAATACACTACTATACATATAGGGAGAATATAAAAATAGGAGGGTAGAATATGGAACATATCGTAGAGACGGCTCAATCTATAGGTATTATTTTGGCTGAAATTCTTTTAGCAATTTATTTTTGTAAACAATACATAGACAAATACCAAAAAGAGCGTAAAACCAATATTAGCGATGAAGTTACCAAACAGAATCCAATTGATTTAGATATTATTGAAAAAATGGATTACTACAAAGAGCTTTTAAAAGCCGACCGTATTTTACTTTTTGAATTCCATAATGGGCAACACTATTCAAATTATCGTAGCGCATTAAAGATGTCTGCGTCTTATGAAGTGTACAGAGCTGGATTGGAAAGTTCGAGAGAAAGATGTGCGAACTTACCAATAGCCATTATGCCTAAATTTATAGCGAAGATTACACGAGATGGTTTTACCTGGTGTAAAGACATAGAAGAAATTCGTTATGATATGGGTAATAGTTATGAGTTCAAAAAATCAATAGGTATAAAAGCATTTTATGACGTTGCTATACGTGATGTATGTGGTAACGTTGTAGGGTTTGTTGCGGTACAATGGAACGAAGTTATGCCAACTGATATAGATGTTAAAAATATAGACCATCTAGCTTGGCACATGGAAGAAGCCGTTAAAAAATTAACTGCTTTAAGTTGCAAAGACTGTAACAAAAAAAGTTTATTGGAAACTATATTTAAAAAGAAGGCTAAATAAGCCTTCTTATTTTTTTAACATAATGGAGCCATAGGAGGAACTTATGACAGATGATGACAAAAAACAAATAGAGTCTGGTTTGCATTCGGTGCCAATGACAATCATTCTCAAACTTAAAAAACAGCTTAACTTTCTTTTAATTCTTAACTTGATTCTTGCAATAGCTTTTATATTTTCAGTATACGATAGCATTAAAATACGTGACGATTATTGGGAAGACCATACTCAAGAAATAGTTGAAACAATCGATTCCTATTTTGAGAGTCACGAATGGCAAGATTAAGCTTTACTAAACCAGAAATAGCAGCCATTAAGGCTAAAATTTATTTCACAGAAGAAGAAGAAAAAATATTAGATATGTGGTTATTAGAAAAAACTATAGGAGAAATGTCAGCTGCACTTAGTATGAGCCCTGGCTCCATTTCAAGAAAGAAAGTAAAAATAATTAACAAGATTACGAAAGCACTATAGAGGATTGGTCACAATCCTCTTATTTTTTATGCTCTTTTTTATCACCACCTTTTCTATGTATTCTCTATATCTTGTCATTTTTCTATCAAAAACGCGGGAAACCCTTTATTTATAAGGGTTTCTCTTATTTTTTTTGCTTTGTAATTTTTAATAAAAATGCTACTATTAGGTGAAAGCTAATAAACAAAACGGAGGTGATAAAGAAATGTTTGTAGGAAGTTTTCATAGAGTGGTAAGTAAAAACGATATTGAAAGTCGTATACCAACAAGTTCTAGTCCATGTATAGTATACGTAGAAGAAGAGAAGAAGTTATATGAGAAAAACACATACGGCATGGTAACAGAGTATTTGTCATTGGGAACCGTAGATGACGATAGATATGATTTTACACCCGAGATAACAGATTTAGAAGAGAGGGTGCATGAATTAGAAAAGCAAATTAAAATTATAGGAGGTGTGGTAAATGTCTATTAATCCACAAATGTTAATGCAGGTCCTTTTAAACAAGAACCCACAAATGATGCAACAAATTCAACAATATCAAAAACAGTTAATGGGAAATCAACAATTAATGAGTCAGTTTCAAACATTCAAGAGTAATATGCAAAACAACCCTCAAATGAGACAACAAGTCTTAGAGGAGGCTATGAATAAAATGGGGCTAAGTCCTAACCCCGACAAAAAGTAGGGACATAATGTTGGATAATACGTTTTGGGCCCAAACGTTTTATCATAGATATAAAAATAGGAGGAAAAATACATGGAAACATTAGGAAATGGAATTATGCCAGTATATAATATGGCAGACAACAACACAAGAGGAGGAATGGGATTTGGAGACGATTGGATTTGGGTTATCCTATTCTTTGCTTTAATGGGAGGAGGAAACTTCGGATTCGGAGGAGCAGCAAATGCTGTTACATCTGATTACTTATTAAACCAAACAAGCAGATTAAGCGAACAAATTTTAACCCAAGCAAATCAAACAAACCAAGGAATCTGTGATGCAACTTATGCTATCAACAATGGTATCAAAGATTTAGGAACTCAACTATCTCAATGCTGCTGCGATAACAGATTTGATATGAGTCAAGGCTTCTGTGGAGTAAACCGCAACGTAGATAATTTAAGATATGAAATGGCTGAAAAATTCTGTGCAGTTTACAACAACCAAGCTAGAGACACAGCTCAAATCTTACAAGCAATCTCTGATAAAGGATATCAAGAACAAATCAGAGAATTAGAAAGAGATAATTTAGCTCTATCACAAAGAAGTCAAACAGCTACTATCTTGGCAAGCGTTCAAGACTTATTAAAAGAATATATTCCAACCTCTACAACTACACCAACAACAGGAGCGTAGTAAGTTATGTTTAGGGAGTATATGGACCTAATTTACACAAGATATGGGACAGAAGACACCATGCACGATACAATAGATATAGTATCAGATATAGTAGAGGAAATGCAGGTGTCTGCTCCCGAAACTTATAAAAGATTATTGTGTAAGTTGGAGGAATATTTATATGACATACCTTTAGAAGAAGCTCAACGAATAGTTAGTGAAATGAGCAATGAGTATGGGATATCTGGTGAACGATGGACTTATGACCAAGTGTGCAGTGTTGCGCAGCAATATCAGGTATCCGACACTATCAATCGTATTGAGTTATATATGGTAATGAACATGTGGAACATAGATTACTATCGTACAATGAAAAATCTAGGCCTAGAAGGTAAAACAGAAGCATATATTAACTTCAGTCGAGATTGGTTAAAAGATAGTGATTTTGGAAAAGGGAAGGCATATAAATACTTCATTAAGATACATGAAGATGAATATGAAGATATAGAAGAAGGAGAATAGCCTTCTTCTTTCTTTTTTTGTAAAAATGAGGGCAAGTCTATACTATAATATAGGAGTAAAACTAAATAGGAGGGAGATTATGGGAGTTTTTAAAGAAATCGCCAAAGCTGATGGTAGTGGAACTACTTCTTTTTATAGACTATCTAATGAAGAAGATACAGTAGAAACTACATCAACAAGTAGCACTAATGGAATGATAGATTACAATTCTTCACTAAATAAACCATCAATAAACGATGTAGCCCTTGTAGGCAATAAAACATTAGAAGATTTGGGAATACAACCAGCTGGTGATTATTTAACCAAGATACCAGCAGAATATATAACCGAAGAAGAACTAGCTTCTTCAGACTATGCTACTAAACAATATGTTATGGAACAAATAAATCATATTGAGCATTTTAGTAGAGAAGTGGTAGAGGCACTTCCTGTCACAGGAAAATCAAATGTTATATACTTAGTACCAAAAGATAAAACCAATGGAGATGTATATAATGAATATATATGGACCGGAGCAGATTACGAACTTATCGGTACTACATCACCAGATTTAACAATCTTCTACACCAAAGAGGAAGTAGATGGTAAGCTAGAAAAGAAAGTTACTAAAGTAGATGGAAAAGGATTATCTACAAACGACTATACTACAAGTGAGAAAACTAAACTAGCTTCTTTAAATAATTATGACGATAGCGAATTGCGCAATGCGGTAAATGCGCTACACAACTATGACGATACAGCAGTACGTCAAGAAATCACAGCTCTAAAAACTAGGGCAACAGACTTGGAAGCTGATACAAATCAGTTACAAACTGACATTGTAAAGAAAACTACACTAGTCAGATTAATTAAGGCCGGTGACAGTTGGTCATGGCAAGATATTGAAGGCAATAATATTACTTTTGACCAAGCTCATGAAATTTTGGGACATCAAGACGCTTTACTAATGTTAGAAGATATCGAGAACGATGGTAAGTTTATGCCATTAATTTATGTTAGTGGAGGGGATGCTATTCATACATTCTTTATGAGTGATGATAAAACATTACACTCATTGGTTGGAAATGACCAATTAGAAGACATGGTTTTAGGATTCTTTACCACTTATAATACAAGTGTGGCCAATGCCGATACACTAAACAATGTAGATGGATTACATGGCGAAGTACGTCGTACCGAGGACACAAATGACTTCTATATCTATGACGACAATGCTGGTAAATGGTTACCATTTGACAAAGGAGCATCAATTGATTTAAGCAACTACTTATCTAAGGATAATACCATTCCTTATGCTCCATCAACAGATTACAATCCAGCAACAAAACGTTATGTAGACACAGAAATTGATGCTTTGTTTATTCCAACAAAAGTATCTCAATTAAATAATGACAGTGCATTTGTTAACAAAACAACAACCGCACTAGAAAATTATTATACTAAGACTAACACTTATACAAAAAGAGAAGTTGATGCTTTAATCAGTGCAGCCGATGGTGGTGGAGGAACATCTGATTATAATGATTTAGATAATCAACCATCTGTAAATGGAGTTGTATTAACTGGAAATAAAACTTTAGCAGATTTGGGAATTCAGTCTAGTGGAGATTATGTAACAACAAGTGAGTTAACTGCTTTAAACTATGCTACTAAAGATTATGTAGATAATAATAAAAATGGGTTTAGTGGAAGTTATAACGACCTAACTGACAAACCTACAATTCCAACTAAAACAAGTGATTTAACTAATGACAAGGGGTATATGACTAGTACTGAATTAAATAATGCTGGTTATATGTCTGTTCAAATTATTTCAGCTGCGGATTATAATAATCTTAATACAAAAAATTCCACAACTTTATACATAATCAATGAATAGGAGGTAGTGTATTATGATTACAGCAACATATACTTGGAAATCAACAGGGAATACAGTCACTGCACAGTATGAAACCATAGACGATTTTGCTGATGCTATTAGTATTAGCACCACAGGAGACTACTTAACATATGTAAAACTAGCTGGAAGTCAAAGTTCATCATATTCTATGGCATGGCTATTTCAAGACCAAGCAGATTTGGTTACAATAGATTTAAGTGGCCTTGATATGACTTATGTAACGAGTTTAAATGGAACGTTTGTAGGTTGTAGTAGTTTAACTACACTAACGTTTAGTCCTACTTTTACAGCCAATCTTCGTCCAAGTTTTGTTGATACTTGGAAAAGATGTAGTTCTTTACTGACTCTGGATTTGTCTATGATGCGACAAACTCCGGATAATTTTTATGAAGCTTGGTATGAATGCTCGTCATTGAAAAAAATTGATATGAGAAATGCCGATTTTACTGGCGTGCAAGGGATGTCATATATGTGTTATAATTGTACTAGCCTAGAAGAATTTTTAGTTAATAAAACTTTAACTTTAAAAAACTTAATTACATCAGGTAATTTTAGTATGGGATTAGCTTATGCTTTTTATAATTGTTCAAAACTCAAACATTTTGACACATCTTATATAGAACGATGTAATAATTTGTCATACGCCTTTTATAATACTGCCGCCATGGATTATATTGATTTATCATCATTAGATGGTAAGGATTTGGTATATATAAACAATGCCTTTGAAGGAACAGGTGCGTCAATTATAGATATAACTAATCTGACCAATAAAAGCCTTTTTAAAACATCTGTTTATATGAACATAACCACCCCTTTGTATTTAGCTAGCAGCACATCTTATAATTGGAGAATGGTTGGTTATATAGATATTACACCAATAGGTAATAATACAATTAGTTGTAGTCTAAGAATGCGCAGAATATCGGGTACATATTCTTCATCGTATACTTTAACAATGCCAATAATATTAACAATTAATGGTGTAACTTTAACAATGCCGGCGGGCACGGTAATTTCGCCTTACGCTGAATTTACATCCCCAAATACTGTGAATGTTACTCTTGGCTCAAATAGCCAATTATCTATTACATTACAATATTATTATCAGGCTAAAACACTTCAAACAGCATATACAGCTACAACCAATGTATATCAATATGATGGTGCCAATATGTTTGCCAATTGTCCAAATTTAACAACCATATATAGTAATTGGGATTGGAAATATAGCCTTGATTCCAATGGCTCTACTTATACAAAAAACAGCACTATTAATCAACCAACTAACATGTTTACAAATAGTCCAAGATTGGTTGGGGCAGTATCATATAATTCATCAAAAGTGGGCGCCTCAATGGCGAATGCAACAAATGGTTACTTTACTCGCAAATGTTCTGCACGAATAAATGACAAACCCCTAAAGGTAGAAAATTTGTACCAAGGCGTTAATAACCTATCTCCAGTGAAATTAGCGATAGGTGATAAATTAATACATGTTGAATATTAAGAGGAAAATTTTTCCTCTTTCTTTTTTTGTAAAAAGACCACTCGCTCTATACTATAATATAGAGGAAAGAAACTAAATAGGAGGGATAATTTTATGGCAAAATTAACTGACAAAGAAATTATTGCTAGAATTGAGCAAGCTCCAGTTGAAGTTCAAACCATGGTAGCTAAAGCATTTATCAGAGAGGATATTGATAACGAAGATGTTCAATACTTGTTTAATCAAGATACTATTGAACAATTAAATGATACTAATGAAGACTCTGCTGTAGAAAATGTTAATGCACCAGCTCCAGAAGGAATCGGGGCAGGAGAATTTTTTATAAGAAATTCTAAACCAAGTGGAAATAAAAACTTTATGACAACTGGTTCAGGTGGATGGAATACTTGTATCAAAGGATATCCAAATGACCCAAATGCAAACGTTTTAGCAAACTGCGTAGGATACGCAAGTGGACGCTTCAATGAAATTATTAATGAAGCAAGAGGTACAACAGGATGTACTTACAAAACTTTAAACTGTAATGCTGAAAACTTTATTGAAAGAGCTAAAGCTGCAGGATTAAAAACAGGTTCTACCCCAAGAGTTGGAGCTATTGGTTGTGCTATGAAAGGTAGTACATTAAATGGCGGAGATGGAGCAGGACATGTATGGATAGTTGAAAAAGTTAATAGTGCTAGTTCAACTTATACATCAGAATCAGGGTATGGTTCAACTGCATCAAACAAGAAACAACTCAAATGGAAGATGGGGATTAAGCGCTGGATATACATTCAGAGCATATATCTATTTACCAGACGACGTACAAAAAGTAGTTGATGGCAAAGTTAATCCACCAGCACCAACACCTACACCAGGACCATCAAGCAAATTTAATATTGGTGATAAAGTAGTAATTAACGGACCTTTATATGTTAATTCAAACGCAGCTTCACCAAGTGGTAGCGTAAGTAACAAAGTTACTGAAATTACTAGAAAAGCTGTTGGAGCAGCACATCCATATAACACTAGTGGAGACTTAGGATGGATGGACGAAAGTTCAATTAGTGCTTATGTAGCACCTGCACCAGCGCCTACTCCAGCACCAGCGCCTAGACCTTTATCAGTAGGAGATACTGTTAAAATTATAGGAACAGGTAATGGTAGTTCATATGGAAAATCTAATACAGCTTATGGTATTGGATGGACAAGACAAATCCTAAAAATCTGGGACGGCAGACCTTATCCATATCAAGTAGGAAATAATACTGGAACAACAGGTTTCTACAAAGCTGAAGCTTTAGAAAGAAAATAGGAGGGTAAACTATGTTAGAAGCAATCTTAACAACTTTAAGTATCATGGGATGGTTAGGAATTGTATTAGGACTAATCGTAATAGTTAACACTATTTGTGGTACTGTATTTAATATCGCTTCTGGTAAAGAAAGTTTCTCATGGAAGAGACTATTTGCCGGAATAGGAAAATCAGGAGTATTTTATATTAGCGCTGCTTTAATGAGCATCGCATTTACTATGTTGCCTTTCATAAATGAAATGATTACAGGAGCGTTTGGTGTAATTTTATTATCAAACGAAATACTTAGTACTTTAAGTGGAGTTGGAGTATTAGGTGTAGTTATTTCTACAATTGTTATGTTAGGGAAAAAAGCTATCAAAAACATTTTACAACTTGCTGGGATGGCTGCTGATACAACTGAAGAAATTACTTGGGAAGTTATAGACCCAGAAATAGAAGAGGAGTAATCCTCTTCTTTTTTTTATTGTTTTTAACTTGACAAAAAAGAAACAGTGTGATATAATATAAATAATTAGGAGGATTAAATATGGATAATAATATTTATTTTTATATACCGGGGATTGTTGGATTGTTTGAAGTAAATTTTGCACTGGGTCAACGATTATATCAACACCCAGAGCATTTTTATGATAATGTCAAGATTGGCGCTATTTTTGGTACCATTCCAGGCGCTATCTGGAATGGAGGACGAGTGGAACCAGGACATATTAGTGATGAATCTTTGCAATTATTATTAGATTTTCACAACGATACTCAAATCCCTTTTAGATGGACCTGGACCAACCCAACCCTTACTTCTCAAGAATTACGCGACCCTTACTGTAATCGCATTACAAAAATGTTTGAGAATGGCATAAATGAAATTTTAGTAAGTGATGATAGAGTAGAAAGATATTTAAGAAAAGAATACCCTTTATATCCAATCATCTCCTCTACTACCAAACGAATAACAAAACCAAGTGCATTATCACAGGAATTAAATAAAAATTATAAATTAGTGGTATTAGACTATGATTTGAATAATAATTGGGATATTTTAAATAACATACAACACCCTGAAAAATGCGAAATTTTAATTCAACCATTATGTAATCCAAAGTGTCCTGTCCGCTTAAAGCATTACGAAATAGCAGGATATATTCAAAAAGGAGATTACACACACCGAGACCTCAGAGTTGAAACATGTACTGCGCAGCATAGAATGATGCACGAAATATTGCAACTACCGACTGTTGTTACAAAAGAAGATTTATATAATCAATATGTACCAAAGGGCTTTCGTCATTTTAAAATAGAGGGACGAGGTGTCTGTCCAATGCAAGTGATTGAATGGTATTTATATTATATGGTCAAGCCCGAATTTCATAATGAAGAAAGAGCCTGGTTGCAGCAAGCTTTTGAAGCACACATATTGAGTCCAAACATTAAAGTATTATATGATTAACCTAACATCGGTTAGGTTTTTTTATTTGTATATCAATAAACCTACTATATATTAGGACATAACGAACTTAAGGAGGGAAAAAAATGGCTATATACAAGAAAATGAGAACTGCGCTAGGCGATTCTACAGAGCTATCTCACAAAGTATATGTAGACGGAGACGCAGGTGCTGGTACAACAGATTATTTAAAATTAGATAATAAACCAATGATAGCTGGAGTTGTACTAGAGCACGATAAAAGCCTAGGTGAATTAGGAATACAAGAAGCTGGAGATTATGTAACCAGAGATGAAATGCCAGATATACCTAGCAATGAAGATTTTACACTTGCCGGACTAGGAGAAAAGTCTTATAACAGCTTAACCGACAAACCAGAGATACCTAGTTTAGATGGGTATGCTACCGAAACATGGGTAGAAGATAAAAAGTATTTAACAGAGCACCAAGATATAAGTGGATATGCTCTAATAGCTGAAAGTGGAGCTAAAATTACACTTGAAATAAACGATGAGTATAAAATCGTAGCTAAGTTATATGACAAAAATGAAAATCAAATTAGTGAAAGTGTGGCAATCGACTTACCATTAGAGGGAATGATAGTTGGTGGAGATTATGATGCGACTACTAAAGAAGTGATTTTAACATTGACTAATGGTGACGATATTAGATTTAGTGTTGCTGATTTAGTATCAGGTTTACAAACTGAAATTACTACAAGCAATCCTTTAAATGTTAAATATATTAGTGGTTTAGCTAACGTTGCTACAAGCGGAAGTTATAATGACTTAACTAATAAACCAACCATACCAGCAGCACAAATTAATGCAGACTGGAATGCTACAGCTGGTTTAGCTATGATATTAAACAAACCTGCTATACCAACTAAGGTTAGTGAATTGACCAATGATAAAAATTATATGACAGAAATACCTGAATCATATACAGCTGCTATTGAGGAAGCTTTAGGTACCAAAGTGGATTTGGCAAATGGAAAGAAAGTAGTAGATACTACTAAAACATATGAAGATAATATATGGTATAATGCTAATGCCATCAATGGTGTGTGCAATGATTTTATAGGAGATTTGGAAAGCATTGCAAAAAGTGTCCCAACTACAACAAGCCAACTAACAAATAATAGTGGCTTCATTACAAAAAGCGTTAGTGATTTAACAAATTATACTAATAACAATAGTTTATCTGCACTAATGAGTGCTAAACAAAATATAACAGACAATACACTAAATACAACAAATAAGACCGTTGCTGGGGCTATTAATGAAGTAAACTCTATAGCCAAAGGAGCAAACCAAGCTATTGGATTTGGTACTTATGCAGACATGATTGACCATCTGTCAGCACAAGGAAAAGGTAGTTATAGATTAGGACAAAGTATTTATATTACTACACTAGGAGTTCCAGATTTATGGATTAGTGAAATATTAGATACAGCTGTTACTTATACTTATACAAGCGACGCAGACTTCATAGCAACTCTAGGATTAAACGGAAAAGTACAAGTTGGACATTATTGTGTAAGTGCTTTAGAAACACAAAAAGTTGATTTAACAAATTATGTTAAAAATACTGATTATGCAACAGGTGCAAAAGCAGGACTTGTAAGACCTGCCGGTGGTTTATACATGGGTGGTTCTAATAAAGATGCTTTATTAATTGCCAAAGCTTCTGAAGAACAGATAGACGCAAGAAAAGACAACAATTATCCTATCGTACCTTCCAACTTAGAATATGCCGTTAAATCGGTTGTTGGAGGACATGTTGTAGTAACACAAAAAGAATATGATGATATGGTTGCTGCAGGGACAATAGACGAAAATACATTCTACTACTTTAAGGGGGAATAGTTATGAAATATGGAAATCAAATTATTTCTTCTATTAGGTTAGGAAGTCAATTTATTATTACTAAGATTATGAAGGGGTTCGAAGTAGTTTATGAGACTTGGAAAAAAAATTACTAAAAGAGGAACCTCTCCTCTTGTTCTTACTAATTGTAAATACAATTCAAATAAGTTGCCAGGAGGATACACGCAATTAGAGTATATAGAGAGTACTGGTGTAGAATACATAAACACAGGATTCGTTCCAACAAGAACAATGAAAGTTGAAGACACTGTTAGTCATATAATAACCGACGGAACGGCTACATTATTTGGTGGGTCTTCAGGACAGCAAAGGGTGCAAGTATATCATGCAAGCGATTTGCGTTTTGCGGCTAGAGCATTTGCAACTACCCCAGTTAACATCAATGTACCAAATCTAACAGATAAATACACGATTATTTTTGATTGTCAAAATACTTTGTTTGAAGTAAAAGATGTTGATTCCAAGGCTCTTACAGTTGGTTCTAGTCTTGAACACATATATCCAATTGCATTGTTTGGTAATAATATGGAAGGAGCAATTGCAACACAATCGGCTCATAGAAGATATTCATTTAAAATGTGGGACAAGGGTATTTTACAGCGTGATATGATACCTTGTTATCGTGATTTGGATGGGACAATTGGTATGTATGATTTGGTTAATGATGTATTTTATGAAAATCAAGGGTCGGGGGCTTTTATCAAAGGACCTGAAGTGACAGTTGCGCCAGAGTATATAGATTATACTATATATGGTGGCAATGATTTTAAATCAATATTACCAGACGAATACCAACAAGTAGAGTATATTCAAACTACCGAGACCCAATATATTGATAGTGGTGTTCCTTTAAAACGTGGATTAAAAACCATAGTCGACTGGGTATACGAAGACGCAGCTAGTTATAATAGTTATACGGGTGCTCATATTGGTTCTCCTGGTAATAGATGGTTAATTGGTTCACAACGACAAAATAAAGTTTACTTTTTTGGAGTTGGAACTGGTAACACCAGTACTGGGATTAAGTTTGGTAACAGAGACGTAGTAGAGGCTTATTGGGCAGACAGGACTAGTTATATAAAAATTAATGGAGTGCAATCAGTTTCGACTTATGACCACCTTGCCCTTGCTGAAGAACCAAACTATACATTTTATATGGGTGCTGTTGACAGGGATGGCAATGCTACCTTAATGCCTAAATTGACTATTTATAACTGGAAGTTTTATCAAGACGATATCTTAATTAGGGATTACGTTCCTTGTTATAGAAAATCAGACAAAGTTGCCGGCCTATATGATGTAGTGACTAATGAATTCTACACCAATAACGGTACCGGAGAATTTATAGTAGGAGAACCAACTTTTCCAAGTCCTACTCCAGACGCTCCAATTGAAATGAAAGGGGTGGGAGACAAGACAAAGAATTTACTTAACCCAAATAATTTGGAACAAGGTGGAGCAATTGACGCCACCGGTGTTGACGCAAGTTCAATCTATAGAGTAAAAACAAAAGAATTGGTTAAATTAGAAGCAGGAACATATACCTTGTCTTCTGACACAATAAATTTTAGGACGATTCATTTTTATAATTATGATACAGAAGAATATGAAGGCAGTTCTTGGGCTAGTAATAAGAATAAACATACCTTTACTTTAGAAGAAAAGAAAAAAGTAAAAATTCTTTTTCAATATTCACAAGGTAATACTGACCCTATGACAGTTGAGGATGTTCAAAATGGTAATGTTTTATTGGCAAAGGAAACAGAGGTAACTGAATATGAACCTTACGGATATAAAATACCGATTACAGTAACACCAAACATATATAATTATGAAGAATTTTTTAGCGTACCTGGTACAGCTCAAAGCGTTGTTGTTTCAAAAATTAATTTTAATAGTATTAATATTTATCAACGTTATCAAAACATATTCGTAATACCGAATACACTATTTAAGCCAAATACAACTTATGAAATAAGTAAAACTTTAAAAGTGATAAGTGGAACGTCACAATATAACACTTCACGAATTGCAATCGCACCTTCTCAAACAAGCGGAGCATTTTATTTAATAGAAGGTAATCAATCGACTGCTACATTTACAACTCCAGCAGATTTAACCGATTATACTTATTTATGGATTTATGGTATTGCAGATGGTGAAATTGAAATACATGACATTTCTATCCGAGAAGTCGGATTAGAACCAATAACAACTAAAATATTTTTAAACGAGCCATTAACTAAAGTGGGTACCTGTGCTAATAAACTGACACACAGTGCTCAATCAATTATTAAACCACTAGGACATTATCAGTTTGACGGTTCAGAAAATTGGGAAGAACATACCTCTGCTCAAGGATGTAAAGTATATAGATTGGATGGCGTATTAACACCCAAGGCAGGAGCTTATATGAGCGACACTTATATGACACACTTTGGCCTTACTTATACTTATTCAACAGCCGCATTCATACCAGGATTTTATCGTTTTGCTTCAGGTAATCCAGTAGACATAATAAGCTCTGGTAGATTATATATATCATCAACATGCGAAACGGTTGAAGAATTTAAAGAATGGTTAAGTGTTAATAAACCAAGTATTTATTATCCATTGGCAGAAAGTGAAACCGTTAATGTAGAGTTGCCAGGAGTTTATTTAACAGGCAAAACAAATATAATAACTGTAGATACAGAAGTATCTCCAAGTGAAATAGAAATTACTTATATAGGGAGGGAATAATTATGTATAGAATAATGACTAAATTACATACACTTCAATCAGAAGTATGGCGTTATCATATGATGCAAAACTCCCAAGGAGAATTTGTACCATATGGAACAGAAGACGAAGAAGAAGTTCGTGCCGTTGCATTAGATATCTTAAATCGCGTAGGGTATCTAGATTTAAAGATAGTAGAAGACAAAGACTATCATTTATTATTTACTCCTAAAGGATACTACGGTCCTATTACCGAAGAAGACACTAAAATGGTAATGGATGCAATCCAATATGTTGGATATAAAGACATAGATGTAGCTAAGGGAGCAGACTATGAACTAGAATTGGTGTGGGGTAAAGCTCCTCAAGTAGACGAACCAACCTATTCTATTACTTTTGTTAATCATGAAAACGGCTACTTTGAATTACCAGAAGTTGGTGGTATCAAAGCCGGAGGTAGTATTACTAATAGAATTACCATTTTACAGGGATACTCAGCTTTTCATTTTATCGTAGATGGCGTTGATTGTAACAAAGGATTACCTTCATGGATAGATTATCGTGAGGTTAATGGAAAGTCTACATTAATTTGTAAAGATATCGTAGAAGACCATATTATTGAAATATGTGTTGACCCTAACGAATAATAAAAGAGAACTTCGGTTCTCTTTATTTTTTTACCTTATAACATACTATATATTAGAGAACAAAAGTCCGGGAGGTAGTATGAGAGAGGTTACTAAACAGCTGATAGACATCTATCAAGTTAAAGACATTGACTGGATGGGGTATGCCGTAGACCGACCACAAGATATTACTTTTCATCACATTTGGAAAAAGAGTGATGGAGGTTTATACACCATAGATAACGGAGCGCCTTTAAACGGAGACACAGCTCATCCATACCTGCATATTATAGAAGCTAAAGACTATGATATGTTTTTATATATTAACAATCTATTAAAGAATGTTAATACACAGGGTTTTAAACCCACTCGGAATCAATTACTTGCTGTTCGTGCGATACTAGAACAATTTGAAAGAGAGCATTGTTCCGACCGCACCAAGAAAGGTAAGCAATTAATTAAAACTAAATATATAGAGGGAAGAAGAAAAATAGATTAGGAGGAGAGACAATGGAAGTATATGTAAAAGAATCGTTACACGTATTGGACTATGGAAATAATGTGGTAGACTCAATCTTTATATCAGATGACCACATGACTCCAGGATATGCATATGATATTACAATTACTGAGGCCAATACAGGGTATAGTGATTTAAAGTTTAATATGCCAAACATGGTGATAGATGGCGAAGGGAATAAGATACATAATCCGAAACTTAGATTATTAACGCCATTGGTTAAATTAAGATACCATAGAGAAGTATATTATAGGGGAGATAAAGAAATTACCGTAAGAGAACCACAAGGTTATGGAGACAAAGTTGTTTATATTGACAAGACATATAAACCAACTTATCCAGAAAATATTATAGAAGACTATGTTATGGATTATATTGTTCAGCCAGTGGATAAGAAGAGAGATGTGTTAAAATTAACGACAGCATTTACGGCTATTGATTATCCTCGTTTTAACTTAAGTAAAAAGAAAGTTGGATTAAATATTACCACAGATACCTTGACAAAAGAAGAGTGGTCTTTATATGAAAACAAACCAATGGACGTGCCAGGTAAGGTTAAATATGAAGCGTGGACAAATAATTTAACAGTTGCTGCAGGCAAAACTGTAAACAGTGTTCCATTAGAATGGTATCCTGACACTGCAAATGAGTATCCATTAGATGAAGCTGCAATTACAAATCTTATGAATAACACAGCTTCTTGGCCTTATGGACTATTGGGAACGGCTTTTTATTGGCCTATCAAAAGTACTGGTCGTTTTGAAGGGCAAATGTATAGAGAAGGTGGTTATTTAGTATTACAACTATATGACTTTTATGCCTTAACTAAAGAAGGGGTTGACCCCGACAAGCATGTAGGTAGGTACTCTTGGGAATGGACTTTTTTAGAAAAGGTGGATGATTATTTAACCCCAAACAATGCTTGTAATTATCTATATCATATTTTAGATGGTACTAACTGGTCAGTTAAATTAAAACCAGATGGTAGCCCAGAAGTTGATATTGTTCAAGTAGAGGTATCAAATCCTAAGGGGTCTACAGTGGCGAAAGAGATGGTAGACCACACTTGTAATATTAATGTAACAAACAGTAATTGTTATAATGCTATTACAGCTGTATGTAAGGGATTACAATTATATCCAATTTTTAATTGTAAAGAAAGAACTGTATCACTAAAAACATTTGCTGGAAAGAACTATGGCCTAACTTATAAATTAGGCTCTAATCTATCAAGCAATTCTGTAAAAAATGACGGAGATAAAGTCATAACTAAATTATATGTGACCGGAGGACAAGATAATACAGGAAGTCAAAGTATTAATATAGGTGAAGCAGAGCGTTCTTACTTTGAGCCTACGGACAATCCAGACGAAAGAAATCCTTGGGACCCAAATGCTCCAGAATATATTATTAAACGTAGTCCATACGGAACTAACTATATTTTAAACTTTAAATGGATGTATGATAATAAATGGATGACCAAAGAACAAATCTTGGGATTATACGCTATTAATCAACAAATCAATGACTTAAACAAAAGCTTTATGGCTCCTTATACAGAAGATAGACGTAAAACCCTACAAATGTATAATGATGCAGTCAATGAGTATGATTTAAGACAGGGAGAATATAAATCTGTATTGAATAGTATGATGAATAAATATTATTATTCATACGGACAAAGCAGTAAAGGAAGTTTTTATGCCTTCCATAAAGCTCCACTGGGATTGCACAATGGAGAGTACTCACAAAACAAAGGTAAGAAATGTTTATGGATAGGCCACTGTAAAAACTGTGGTGCCACATGGTCATCACAGGCTAAGCCGACTACTTGTACTTGTGGAGACCCAATTTTACAAGTAGAAGAAATCTATATACCTTTGTATAGTGATTTCAAAGATAAGGTTCAAGTACCTGCACAAATGGAACATCCTTTTGGTCCAACTATAACAGACCCAGCTTATGCTCCGCACATAAAAGGAGACTACTTCCGTTTAGTTACTACACTTGATAGTGAAAATAATTCATATACAATTAGCGACTATGAAAGTAAAATTTCAATCATTGATACAATACCAACAAGTGGTAGAACTTTGGATGGTTGGGCTTTTAAGCTTGGTGATGTATATGTTCGTTCATCTAGTGGTCACATAGAAGAATGGAATGAAGATATTCATGGCGTTAAATCTTTTGTTTATGCTTATGGAGCCATGCTTGATGCTTTAGATAGAGTAAACTATTGCTTAGAGAAAATTGAAGAATTAGACCAAAGATATAAAGAGTGGGAAGTGCAATATAATGCACTACAATCTCAAATACAAAAAAACTATGGAGATTATATTGTTGAAGGAAATTATACTAATACCGACCAACCTTATGTAGGTCTATTGTTTGAAGAGGGTATGGAAGCATCAAATAAATACTGTATTCCTGAAATTACTTACTCTCTAAATGTGGTAGACTCAAGTGGTTTAATAGAATATAGACAACCAACTAGCGGTATATATAGTTGTAGCTCATGCAACCATGTATCGGAATCTAAAATAGATGTATGTCCAAAATGTGGCGATACAACTATTATAGCAACAAAAGACAGTTATAATGACTTGGTTCATCTATTGCATAGTGTTGGACAAATTATTCCTAAAGCAGGAGATTATACGACTATATATGATGAAGCTATGGGAATGTATGGAGTGCCAGGTTTAATTACGCAAATCAGCCGTACCTTAGACAAGCCTATTAATAATAAAATTCAACTAGATACAGCATATACAGACAATGAAGAGTTAGTGGGGAATATTATCACCGCCACAAATACAGTGTTAAATAATGCTGATATTTATGCAAGAACAGCTATTTTGAAAGCCGATGGAACAATAGACAGTTCTGCAATCTCTAAAACCATCAACAGTCCTAACGCTAACATAAGTATTGTTGGTACAAATGGGAACATGTTGCTAACCGGTTCTGCCCTACAATTTACAGACCCTAACGACACTCAGAGGGCAATGAAATATAGTGGTACAGGGATTTTTAGCACAACCACTTTAGATGAAAATGGAGAAGGAACAGTTTGGGAAAAAATGATGACCCCATCTGGTATTAATGCTTCATATATTAACGCGGGAGCAATTGACACCTCTCGTATTAATATTATGTCGGGCCTTTCTGCAAAAGTAGGTATGGACCAATATGGTTTAACTATCAAGAAAGATGGGAATAAAAGTTCTCATATTACAACATTTGATTCTACTTCTGCTGCGAACAATGCTTCATATGTAAAAAATTGGGGAACAACTAACAATATTGCAGCATTCATAGGGGTTGACCCAGATAATAATCCGTTAGTTTATACAAAAGGTTTCTTAGTTGCAGAGAACGGAAGTAATATAGCTAACTGGATTACAAGTGATAAAGGTTTCTATCACTTGAACGGAACGACTAAAGATATGTGGATGAGTCCAGGAGGCTTAAGTGGAACGGTTAATGGGACTAGTACTGATTACATGCTGTATGCGGGCGGTAAGTTTGGTGTAACTACTGGCGGTACATTAAAAGCAACTGGCGCAGATATATCTGGTAAAATAGTTGTAACCGATACTTCTTCGACAGTTAATAATGGTACTGTTGGAGGATTCACTTCATCTGATAAAGGATTAACAAAAGGCACAATTGTATTAAGTCCATCAGGAGGAGCGGTTACTGGAGCGGTCCATGACAGTGGTAGTCGTAGTGATTGGGCAATTTATGCTAATGGTAATTTTGGTGTAACCACAAATGGTAATTTGTATGCTACCAGTGCTCATATTAAAGGGGACATCTACGCAGAGAGTGGTACATTTAATGGAACGGTTTATGCGGATGGAGGTTCGTTTAAAGGTACAATAGAAACTACTAACTTAAACGCTAGTGGAACGGTTACTATTAATGGAGCTTCTATTAAAAACGGAACAATAGAAAGTGCTACAATTAAAAGTTGTAGTATAGACGCTGGTCAAATTAATAGTGGAACGCTAAGTAGTGCACGTATTAGCAGCTTAAGCGCAAGTAAAATAAGTGGTGGTACGTTAAATATTGGTGCTAATGGAGGATATATTAAGGTTGGTGTAGGATATACCCATCCTGAAGTAAGTGGTATCAATATTACTGGAAGCAATGGTATTGCTTTTAATGGTAATAGTATATCTGGTTTAGGTACTATTAATATGGATGGCGGAGGAACCGGACAAACCGCAACCGTGTCAATTGCTTATAATTTTACATGGGCTACAAGAGCCAGTGTGTTAACGGGTGTTTCTTATAAAACTGCTGAACTATCATTCAAAAATGGTATATTTATAGGAATAGGTAACATCCAAGACAAAGAAGTTGCTATAGGATAAAAACACTATATAAAAAAAGAGAAGGATTATTTCCTTCTCTTATTTTTTTTGTATTCTCCAAGACTGTTAGTACGGCTGCGTCTTGGTTTTTCGTGATTACTATTTTTCTTTATCCATCTTTCAATGTCTTCTAAAGTCATTGGTTCATTTGGCTTTCTTTCAAATTTCTTATTATATGGTTTTTTCTTATTAAATTTTCTTTCTCCGTTTGGTCTCAAAACGACACAATCCTCCTTCTTAATAATGATAATCAGCTATAACCATGAACCAAGATTGTCTCTTGGCATCATGAAGGAAATTCTGTATTGCTACAAAATGACCGTTTTCTATTTGTTCCATATCTATCCATTCATATCCGCCATCATCGTGACAGATAATTAAAGTATATGGTTCAAATGGGTCTAGTCCACCGCCCTCTCTTATGCGGGATATTTCATCTCCATTAAGATTTCTAATACGGGCTACATTGGTATAATATAAATCTGGGTTGGCAATCATTCTCTCGGGGTATGGAAATATACCCATAGGAATATCTGGCCATCCAGTACCAGCATAATACTTTTTACATTTTTTGCTTACTGGCAATAAGTTAGAATACCTTCCTCCAATTGAGACATAATCCCATGCATTTTCTGATGAATAGTATTCCATGCAATTTGTTATTTGTGGTAATGTTCTTCCAACAATTGTACACATAGCGTGCATGAGTTTTTCATCTCCTTTTTTTACTTCATATTATATTTTCATATCTATTATATCAAAAAAAAGAGCAGATGTCAAGTTTTTTTGACACCTGCTCCTTATTTTTATGCCCAAAATAGCCCATTTTGACGTAGGCGCACGTAAATGGCTTTCTAAGCAATTTTACCCCTTAAATGACAAGTTATATTCCCTTGATATTTAAAGTGGCTTAAAATCGATTTATGGAGGTCGATTTTTTTCAAATTCGCAAAATTTGCTAGTATTTTTCAAATTTTAGGTTTTTATAATATATTTATATTAAAAAATATTTTAAAGCGAAATGCGCTAACAAATTTTGCTTTTAAATTTGGTTTTATGGTTTTATTTTTTTTTAAAAAATTTCAATCGGTTTAACCAAACCGTTTCTTCGCACCATGGGCAGTCAACATATATAATATGTTCGAAACCATAAACCCTCACTCTGCGAATGTCTTCTTTTTCATAAGTAAATCTGCACTTACATTTTCTACACTTGGCCACATATACTGGTCCTTTTAAATAACGTCCCTCTTGAATAATAGTTTTCATTATCTAGTTTTCTTTAAAACCTTTCCACGGAACTCGTTATATTTATCATAACGCGCATGCATGTCCATTTGTTCTTCTGGTGTTAAAGTTTTAGCGAATGCTTCATAAAAACCACATGGTTGATATTCTGGACATCCACCATCACGAACACATTCTGGCACACATGCCCAAGCGATATCTTTATCATATTCTTCTATCGCATCAACTACAGCTTGCCAATATTTACGAGTGGTTGGGTCTGCACAGGTACACAATCTTTTACGAGAGATATTAATTAGTGATTGAATGTTTGCATCCATTTCCATCATAACTGGGTTCATTTGAGAACGTTCCTCTCTAGGTACACCTGTTCTATCTTCTCTTTCAGTTGCTACGAATTTTTCGCAACCAATATGATGTCTTGCAAAGTGTGTAGAAATAGCGTAAGGTATTTGAGGCCATTTCCAACTAATGATACCTCTTCTTAATGGGCTATGTTCGCACATTAATAATTTTCTTTTCCATGCAGAAGATGGTTCATTATCTCCTGCTTCTTTTGAGATGGTAGTCATACATGCTGACTTAATCTTTTTCCAATTCACATCAAAGTCTGTGATTTGCACTTCAGTATTATATTCTTTACTCATTGTTAGTTCTATCTCCTTTAAGTTCTAACACTGCTAGGACAGCATAGTTTGCCATATCCAATAGTGTATCTTCTATTTTTTCATCTTGAACAACCGCGGCTTGTTTAGATAAAGTTCTAGCTCTATTTAGTTTGTCTTCTATTCTTACTAAAAAAGAGACTAGGCCATACTTTTCATATGTATCATGAACTGAGTCGCCATAGTCTCTATTTTTCGTAATATATAGATTATGAAGACCGTCAAGAAGCTCTTTATGAGCTTCTATTTTTTCTTCAATACTCATTAAGCACCTGTAGAACCAAATCCGCCAGCACCGCGTTCTGTGGCGTCTAATTCTTCAACTTCTTTAAAAGTTACATTTACATATGGTATGAATACCACTTGTCCTATTCTTTCCCCTTTTTCGATTACTCTTTCTTCATTTGAGTCGTTATGTAATGCTACAATATATTCTCCTGTATAATCGTAATCACATACTCCAACACAGTTAGCTGGTCTTAATCCTTGTTTAGCTGCTAAACCACTACGAGCAAACACTGCACCGAATGTATCTTTTGGTGGTTGGATTGCTACTCCAGTTCCTATTTTAGCTGTTTCATGTGGTTTGATTGTAGCGCCTTCATGGGCATATAAATCATACCCTGCAGCGTATTCACTTCCTCTTGTAGGAATTACGCTATCTTCGTATAGTTTTTTAATTTTGATTTCCATAAGTCCTCCTATTTTACTATATGAGTAATGAACGGATGTTCTCCTGTTAGTTTCAATACTCTAACTTTTTGTCGTTCTAATACTTCCGCATTATCTTTATTAGTTAGTGTAGTATAGATAATGTCAGCTGTTTCTTTAAAATCTGCTTCATTAAACCCTCTAGTTGTCATTGCCGGTGAACCAATACGGATACCACTAGCTTTCATTGGGCTTAATTGTTCATTAGGGATAGTGTTTTTATTTACTGTGATATGAACTTCGTCTAATACTTGTTCTGCCTCTTTCCCAGTAATTCCTAATGAGTTATATACATCTAATAATAATAGGTGATTATCTGTACCACCGCTTATTACCTTCATGCCTTTTGCTTGCAATTCTTCAGCCATAGCCTTAATGTTTTTTAACACTTGAATTTGATATGCTCTGAATTCTGGTTGTAGAGCCTCGTAGAAACATTGTGCCTTAGCACCTATAACATGTTCTAATGGTCCACCTTGAATACCAGGGAATACTACCCTATCAATTTTCTTTGCCAACTCCTCATTGTTGGTTAAGATAGCTCCTCCACGAGGACCTCTCAATGTTTTATGAGTGGTTGTGGTTACTATGTCTGCATATGGTACTGGATTTTGGTGTAACTTTGCGGCTACCAATCCTGCTATATGAGCCATGTCTACCATTAAATAACATTTTTGATTATTATAATCACGAGTAGCTGCCTCTTTTAAAGACATTTTTTCGCCCTTCTCGTCTTCATAATAGTGCGCTCTGCTATTAAACCAATGGTCTTCTATCTCTTTTAAGATAATAGAGTTTAGCTCATCCACTATTGCTCTAAAACGAGCAAAATCAATTTCTCTTGGATAAGCACTGGCACCAGCTATAATCATTCTTGGGCGCTCTCTTAGGGCAATCTCTCTAACTTTCTCATAGTCTATATACCCATCTTCATTAACCTTATAGTCAACTATAGTATAATCAGACCCACTAAAACTTAGCGGATGACCATGAGTTAAATGCCCTCCATCAGATAAATTCATACCCATTACTTTATCTCCCGGGTTTAATAGTGTTCTATATGCCGCCATGTTAGCTGAGCTACCACAGTGTGGTTGCACATTGGCATATTGTGCATCAAATAGCATGCATAAATATTCTTTTGCTTTTGTTTCAAAAATATCAATATTTTCGCATCCCCCGTAATATCTTTTGCCAGGATATCCCTCTGCGTATTTATTAGTTAAGATACTACCTTGTAAAGCTAATACATCATCGGACACATAATTTTCACTAGCAATTAATTCTATATTATTATGTTGTCTTGATGTTTCTTGTTCTAACGCTTGTTTTAATATCGCGTCCATTGGACCTCCTATTCGCCCATGTAAAAATCAATTACATTGGCATCTACTATTTTTATTCGGTCATTCATACAATGCACACAATTTTCATCATATGCTTTGCAATAATATTCTAGTTTGTTGTCCAAACTTTTGTTTTTGTTTACTATGTATTCCACATCATCTTGACCAGGGATGGTTACGGCTACATAGACATCTGTGTTTTCTTCCTTTGCTCTAGCAAATACTGCTTTTAATTCGTCTCTTGACATAATTCTACTTCTCCTTCCTCGGCTTTGAAACCTACCGTTTCAATTAAATTATGTTTTTCTGCCATTCCTCTAAAAGGTTGGTCAGTATAAATTAATGGATATTTAATTACGGTAGCGACATCGTCAAATCCAATTGTTGCTACTTCAATTTCTTCTTCTCCATCGGTTATATATACATAGGCTGTTTCTTCGTTCCATTCAACCACAAGGCTAAATAAATCAACTTTATAGCCAAAGTTGAGTATCCTACATTCTGCTTTTAGGCACGAAATAGCATATTCAACAGCCAGGTGTTTAAGTTGTTGTTCTGTCATAGTTTCCTCCTAGAATATATCTATATTCATTTTATATATATATTATAACAAAAAAAATAAGAGATTGTCAAGTCTTTCTTAACAATCTCTCAAAGTTTTTATTGGTTCCTAAACAGTAAGGCAGTATATAATAATGCTGCTCCTAACCATTGTAGTGATACGGGCCATTGCGAAGGATTTGTAACTAAATTTAATATCAAACTTCCCAATGCTCCGATTACCATTAATGCAGGAAATAATACCTTTAATGTATCTACCATAGTATTACCTCCCCGCTTTCTAAACTTCTTTGCACGTTTATTATGCGTTGATTTGAAGACCCGCGGAACGCCAATGTAACATCACGTAGCTCCTTTATAAAAGGACCGTCGATTAGAACATCACAACTAGACAATAAAACATTGTCTTGTAATTGTTCATAAGTCTTCCCACAATAAGCCCAGACATCTAAACCCAATGAATGAGCATGGTCTGCCAATTCTTTATTGGCCTCTGGTTGTAGGAATGGGTCTCCTCCACTTAAAGTTATGCCTTGATGATACTTGGCATATTTAGTTATTTCATTTTTAAGTTCTTCTACATCGAACTCTTTCCCACCACAAGGGTTGTGAGTTTCGGGATTATGGCAACCTGGGCAGGCCATTTTACAGCCTTGGCTCCAGATTACCATTCTTATCCCCTGTCCATCCACTATGCTTTCGCGTTGCATAGGGGCGGCTAATCTAATTTTCATTAGTCCAGCCCTTTAATTGTTTGCTATGTTTATAGCGCATGTCGGCTTCTTGTTGCTTTCCCTTGTTAAAAGCAGTCTTATAGTCACCTGTTAAATAACCAGTTACTCTACGTAATTGTTGAATATGGTTACTACCACATATAGGACATGCATCATTAAACTCGTCTGTATATCCACACTCTAAACAAGTATCGCTAGGTACATTGATAGCGAAGTATGGTATGTCTTTATCCATTGCATAGTTAACTAATTGTTCTAAAGCTTCTAAGTTGTTTTGAGCCCCACTGTCTAATTCAACATAGGTAATACATCCTGCATTAGAATAACCTGTTAGCTCTGCTTCTATGTCTATCTTTTCAAATGGCGACATTTTTCTCCATACAGGTACGTGAATACTATTAGTAAAGAACTCTTTATCGCTAACGTTTTTAATGTTTCCATATTTTGCTCTAAACTTTTTCATGGCAGTATGACATAAGTTTTCTGCTGGAGTGTAATATACACCAAAGTTTAGTTTAAGACCTTGTTTAAATTCTTTACAACGGTCATTAAATAGTTTTTCAATACGTTTAGCTAATTCCATACCCTTTTCAGTTGTGTGGTCTTCGCCTATTAATATTTGTAAAGTTTCTGCTAAACCTAATTGACCTATAACAAGCGTACCATGTTTCATTGCACTTTCAATTGATTTGCCATCATATCCGGCCATTAGTCCGTTTTCATACATGAATTTGGCTGAGCTAGGATTTTGTTGACATATCCAGTTGTAACGCTCTAATAACATATCTCTAGCTTGGTAAATTTTAAAGTCTAATAACTCCATAAAAGTTTCTACATCTTTGTCAGCTTCCATTGCTAGTGTAGGCATAATAATAGTTACTGGAGCTATATTACCTCTACCATCTTTTAGGAAACCTAGCCCATTGATGTCAAAACCATTATATGTTCTACATCCCATTGTAGATACATAAGTTCTTGGGTCGTTTTTATCATATCCTTCATTAACACTCCAATCAACGTTGGCATAGTTAGGATATAATCTTTTTGCTGTAGATTTTAATGCTAGTTTATATAAGTCATAATTAGGGTCTCCTTCTTCACGGTTTACTCCTTTCATACATTGGAATATACCACAAGGGAAAATAGGAGTTTTGTGTAATTTACCAACACCTTTTAAAGAACCATGAAGTAACACTTCTGTAATCATTCTACCTTCTGGTAGTGTACATGTACCATAATTAATACTTGTGAAAGGTAATTGGTTTCCACTACGGCTTTGTAATGTATTTAAGTTGTGATACATACCTTCTGCCGCTTGTGATGCTTCTTTATAAGTTTTATCCATTGCATATTTGTATGCTTTTGGATGTGAAGTATAACTTTCGTCTGTAATACTTACATCTTCAGCTGGATGTTGAGTAGGAAGCTCTACTTCTTCTATATATTTTAACCCGTCGTTAAAATGTTTTCTAAACGATTTACGCACGTAAGGAACCATAGTCCAGTCAATATGACTAGCACTAACTCCTCCGAATTGTTGAAGTGATTGTAATTGGAATAATACTGCAATTAATTGGAATGCTGTGTTTACTGAGTTTGCAGGTCTAACATCTGTTTGGCGAGTATTAAACCCTTTTGCTAATAAATCGTCAAATGGAATTGTTAAACAATTGTGCATTCCAACAGCATAACTGTCTAGGTCATGTACATACACTTGATTATTTAAGTGATTGCTTCTTGCCATATCACTTAATAAATAATTGATTGCGTAATCTTTCATCAGTTCGCTACGAGCTTCTCCCATGCGTCCACCAAACGAATGTTCGTCTAGGTTCGCGTTTTGGTTTTGCACATTCGTAGCCATAAGTTTTTCTTCTATGTTTTTCATGAGGTTAGTATTGCGAGAGCGTATTTTACTGCGTTCATTTCTATAAACGATGTAAGCTCTTGCCACATCCTTTCTATCTGTATCCATTAATAGTTCTTCAACCATGTCTTGGATTTCCTCAACTGATAGTGGATATGTAGACTTGATGACCCTCTTGTTTATTTCGTCACCAATACGTCTGATTTTTTTGACTCCAGCCTTAGTTAGAGTTCCATCAACTGCTAAAAAGGCTTTCTTAACCGCATTCATTACTTTTTGTTTATTAAAAGTTTCTCTGCGGCCATCTCTCTTGATTATAAAAGATGCCATGTTAATCCTCCTCACAACAATTTGAGTTATAACGATATATACCATAATAACCTAAGAAGATGGACTCGCTTTCGTCTTCGGGGATGTCGTCCTTGAAAATAGCTTTGGCCCTTGCAATAGCCGCTCTTTTTTGCTCAGGACGTTTAGTCCCAAAGATATGGTTATGTGAACGCCATTCATCTGCCATGGCGGTAACCAAATCTATCCCCAGCTCTTCGATTATGGCAAATCGTAATACTCCTTGTAACATTGCCAATTTCTTAAATAGTACTGGATTTTGTTGGTATTGTATGTCTTCTAATATTACGCATTTAATATTATTTTCCTGTACTATCTTAATTACTTCTCGCCTTAATTCACTGACTCTTGTGAAGAAATCTTTTTTCTTGTCTATTTCAAATGTTTTGTGCCCTAGTAGTTGTCCATCTCTATTAAATATAGACATACCACTAACATATGAGGCTGCATCTAGAGATAAAAAGAAAGGTGTAGTATCTTGAACATCAACGGCATTTAAGTGCATACATTCGATACACTCAAAGTTTGTTTTCAGTAAGAAGTCTACAGTGCCTTCTATATAATGCCCGTGACTTGAGCACGCGCACCTAAGGACGCTGTCTTTGTTTTGATACTCGTTAATATTAAGAATTACTACACCCAATTTCTCTGCGAGAGTATTTAGATTACTCTGCTTTTGATTCATTTGTTTCTTCGTTATTTTCTTCTGACTTGCTTGCTTCTTTTTCTAAATAGGCAATGTATCTTTCAAGCTCATCAGCATACTCTGTTAATCTTTTATTATGAACTGCATTTTTGGCTAGAGTCATAAGCACTTGTTCTAAATGCGATTTGGCCTCTTCCAGCGTCATAATATTTCCTTCTTTGTTCTCCATAGTTTGAACTACCTCCTATAAAAACATGCTCCTCATACTGAGGATGGTGTCTTATCCAATCTTCTAATAATTTTAACAATGGTGACATACCATACTGCTGGAATATAAACTCATAACGGTCTTCTCCAGTATGTATAAGTTCTTTTTGCACCCCTTTACGCAGATATGAGATATTAAAGACATACTCGTAATATGACATATAGTAAGGTTTCTCTGCTAGGTATCTGTAAGCGAGAAGAGCCAGGTCATGATTTTCCAAATACCCTTTCTCCCACATAGGCCTAAGGTTTATTTTAAAATTGCTTTTGTGATTATAATAATTCATCGACAACATTGTTTCTAAACACACCTCAGGGCTTTCGGATACTGGCAGCTTAACCAAGATAGTACTTATCTTGCCTAATTCTTTGCTCATGACTTTATGTACGAGCCATTCTACATTGTCGTTAATCTCGGAAGCTATCAGCCTTTTTCTAAAGGGTGAGTATTTTTTCCCTTTCATTACCTGCTCTACTAGTATAGTATCATTGAGCAGGCTAATATCGACACTCTGTGCGAACAAAAATGTATGTCCTTTGTCAACCAAAGAGCTGTAATACTCCCACTTTTCCTTATTATTCAATATATCTACGGGGTCATCATACACCATACAATATCTTGAAGTTGGATAATCTTTTTTTAGGTCTTCACCTTGGAAAGGTTCATATAACCTTATGGGTTGATATCTGCCTCCCCTCGCTTTGCTGTCTATCTTCCATGCAATTTTATGCCTTGGTTTGTTGATAGAAAACAATAGCATATTATTATAACATTTAAAGTCGGGTTGCATATATCTAGTTTCCGTCAAGAAGGGGCGTAATGGTTTATCTATAAACCCTGGCCCGTATTCTTCTATTGGTAATTTATAATAGTCTTGAATATACCCTGACGGATGGGGTATATATTTAGATTGTTTAAAGATGTATATTTTATCATATTGTGCCAGATTGGTAGGGGAAGGTGAGGATATTAACCTCACATTCAGATTACGGTCCCCCTTCAAATAGGCATATACCAGCCCCAAATCATAATTGGGGGCTACATAGTATTTTGTTCTCAATACATCATAGTCCATTAAACCTATTTGTTGAACCATAATTCCTCCTAATCATCAGCTCTATATCGTGTTATATTTAATAAGCCACAATCGTCTGACTCCAATATCTTATAAATAGGATATTTACCCTCGGCTTGACGACCCCTTGCCATAAACTGGTCAGCATTTCTCCAACCATTTACAATAAGATTAGTTCCTCGTTTAAACCAAGAACGCTCAATAACCTCTTTCTTACCCGTTTCTGGGTTTGGTTGAGATAATTGTTTATCGTATTTACTATATTGTTCTGCCACACATTTAACATTAACAACTCCTGTTGGAGTTAATAATACCACCGTGTGCTTATAACTATTCTTATCTAACACTGTGCCATAAATTGTTTGTAATTCAAACACTGGCACTTTTCTACCTTTATACTCATGATACTCTGATGCTATTGGTATCTCAGACATTTCATAGAAATCTCCAAACTTAAACTCTGGGTGATATGTATTTAACAAGTCATGGTCATGGTAATAGAAACCTAATGTATCCATTTCCCATGTAGATAATGTACCGCTACAATATTGTTGCCATATCTCATCTATCTCTGCTGCATGGAGTTTATCTATAAGTTTTTCTTGGTTCTTAGTGATATACTCTTTTAGCTCCATCATCCTGTCTTTATACAATGTATCCCAAACCTTAATTTCTATATAAGTTTTCTTTTTGTCTGTCCCCAAATAGTTTACATCAAAGTTCTTGCTGAAGTATTGATAAGCCCTCTCATCTATATAGTATCTATCATCCTTCTTGTTTAGTTTTAGATACTTGTTGAAGTTAAACAGATAAATAAATGCCGACTTATTTTTTGGTAATATATTATAGTTAATTAGTCCATTGACATTTGCCAATGTTAATTTATTTTTTCGTGGAATTAAGATGCTCAAGTATTCGTATAATAATTCTTTACGACCTTGGTTTTCCAGCTTATCAAAGCATCCCGCTTTAATCAACGCAATCGTTTGCACCTTTCCAGGTCCTACTCTATCTAGGAAGTCTTGGAAGTTTGTAAAAGGACGATTAGATATAATCTTATTGATAATATCATCACCTACCTCACTTATTCCTTTCATTCCATAAATAATAGAATTAGTTGACTGGTCTGGTGTGAAACCAAATTTTGCCTTGTTAATATCTGGTAATTCAACCCCAATGCCTTGACGCTTGATACGACCGATAGCGGAACTTAATTTACCATAGTTGGTTGTTCCACCTGACTCTTCGTCAGCTCCTCCTGAGTTTACCGTCAAACATGCAGTCGCCCAATAAATTGATGGGAACTTGTAATTCAAATTCATTTCTTGCAATGCAATTAACGAATAAGCTACCGTATGCGGTATACTAAATGAATAACCTAACTGTCTTTTAATTTGGACATCCCAAATATATCTTAGTATATCTTCAGATACACCGTTGTCTAAACCAGTTTGGAAATATTCTGCACGAGCAGAAGTAATCTCTTTCATTTTCTTCTTTGCGATAATCTTTCTAATCTTATTCGCATGAGGAACGTCATAGTTTGTAAACGGCAACATAACCGCTAACATAGCTGACTCTTGACTTTCCAGAACTCCCGTATATTGTTTCATAAACTCATACAAGATTTCCTTCTCTTCGTCCGTTGCCACCAGGTCATCAATTTCTTTCTTGATTAATTCTGGATGTTGCTTATAAATAACATATTCTTCCGTTGGAGTCTTTTGTCCTTTTTCTGGCACCAGTCTCATTAGTGAGTTAACCGCTGCCATTTGAGGAATACTTTCAGGTTTAACCAATGATAAACTTTGTTTACCAACAGTTGAGTCCATTTGGAATATATCTATAATTTCGTTTCGCCATATTTTATGCCACATCTCTGGGGCATCTCTATCCAATACGTCTGGATGTAAGTATTTATCATATGTACTTTTCAATGTTCCTTGCCACTCAATCATATTATCAGCTAATAATAAATCAAGAGTTGTGTGGATTTTGTCTAAAGCTTCAACTGATAAACAGTCCATCTTTAATCCACCCATGTATTCAGTATCTCCTAAATCAAACTGAGTTACCTCTGTTCCATTTGGAGCCTTCATCATGGCATTGTATGTGTATACTGGTACGTTGAATACTACCAGACCACATGCATGAATACCCATTTGACATACAAGTCCTTCAATAGCTTTTGCCATTTCTAAGAACCCTGGATATTTTTTAAACTCTTCTATCAACTGCTTGATTGGTTTTCTATCTTTCTCTGGGTTTCCTTGGATACAGTCTTTTAATGGCCATAGGAAACCTCTTTCTTGAGGTATCATTGTCGCTAGATATTGAGCTACGTCAACATCTATACCAAGACCACGAGCTGCTGTTAAGATAGCTGAACGAGTACCTAATGTACCAAAAGTACATACACAAGTACTGTCTCCACCATCTGCCTGAGCTGCTTCTTTAATTTTCTGCAGAACGACCGGTCTTCTACGACCTTCAGAATCTACGTCAATGTCGGGCAACTCTATCTTGTTTCTTTCCAAGAAACGCCAATGCGGAAGATATATACCCTGTTCTAATGGGTTCATTTGGGTAACGCCAATTAAATAGTTAATTAACATAACACCTGCTGAACCACGGGATATACCAACTAATGATTCTGCTTTGTCCCACATAATTTGAATAATATTACGAACCATCAATAAATAAGAACTAATAGATTGACCAAGACGCTCTGATACTAACCAACATTCAGTTAGTTCTTGTTCTAGTCTTTCTAAGTACTGGTCTTTCTTTTCTTGAGGAAGATTCATTTCATGTAGCTTCATCAATCCAAGATACAACATATACCTATCATCTTCTGATGGAGAGTTGTAATATTTGTTTAAATATTCAAACTTATCTCTAATCTTAAATGCTGAGAACCAAATTTTCCACTCTGGGTGTTTAACTCTATCATCACTTAAGTGTGGAACGATTTGAGGTTGTGCTAAATCATACACAGCTATTTTGTCATTTATTTCATTGGTATTATCTAACATTTCTTTTAATACTTCTTCTTCTATGTAATCGTTCATAAGAGATATAATCTCTTCTGGAGTCATCATATAAGTATATTGATAGAACTCTGCCGTTTCGCGGTCACCATCCTTACTGTTTAAGAATGATGAGTGCACTTCCCTATCTTCTTTTTTAAGATAGTGACTGTCGGTTGTTATGATACATTTAGTGTCAGTTTCCTTACCAAGCCAAATTAACCATTTATTATAATCAATTTGTTCCTGATACCTTGCTGGTTGTAATTCCAAATAGAAGTCGTCACCAAATAAATCTTTACACCATTTAATAAATGCTCTAGCGTTATGTTCTGCACCATTCATTTTGCAGATACCTAACCATCCACCAACACAGGCACTTGATGCTACAAGATGCCCAGGATTTCTTTTAACTATTTCTTCTACATCTTGGTAATATGTCGGAGTTCTGGTTAAGAACATTGTGAACGAATGTTTCCACGCCCTGGTGGATAATTCTCTTAATTGACCATGACCTATTTCATCCTTGGCCAATAGTATAAAGTGGGGGAACTTTTCCCCTTTTTCATAAGTCTCTGCTGACAAACCATCTCGACATAAATATATTTCATTACCAAGAATAAGTTTAAAGTCGTTCCAGGTTTCGTCGTCTTTCTTTTTTTGCTTATAATATCGTAATGCCTTGATATGAGCAGATAGGGCTTCATGGTCTGTAATGGCCATGCCCTTAAGCCCTATATCATGAGCATACTGAATTATGTCTTCTACTTTGTTAATACAGTCAAGTAATCTTAAGTTACTATACTCTGTATGATTATGCAAACTTGTATAGCTCATATCTCCTCCTTAATAATACTTTATCATATTATTAGTTCTTTGTCAACTATCCTGTTCTTGCAAAGACCTCTTTGTTAATCATGGCACTGTAATTTTTAAATTTGGTAATTGTAATAGAGAAATCTCCACAATCCCATGTGCCGTAGTATACATATCCAGTGTCAGTTAAGTCTGATGAAGTAATTT